GATACATTTAAAGTGTCACCTGTCCAAGATATATTATCCCCAGCAGTTATAGTGTCTGAAGGATTTCCTGTTAGGTCTAAATATGCAACTGAGATTAAATAACCTGCAAGAGAGTGGTCGCCCCAGCTAAATGCATTGGCGAAATTGTTAAAATCGCTGGATGATAAATAGCCACTTGTAGTTCGGCTTGAACGTGCTATACTAACAATATTTGAAGAAAATGTAAGTGGAGCTATCCATGTATCTACTCTTTTAGCGTATGCGTCATCCCATTGGGCATTATAATAGCCTTCCGGTATAGGTACACCTTGCCATGACAGTATACCATCTCCGCCTGACAAAAGAATTTCTCCAGCTTCTCCGTCTGTCTTTGGAAATTTATATTTGGTAGCGTCAGCTAAACCAATGGTGAGTTCACCAATTTGGTTCTCACTTGACTTTAAAGGTCCTGCATAAGCGTAGCCTGAAATCAATGAAAAAGCCAAAAATAATCTTAATAATTTTTTATACATATTTATAACCTTTTATTATTGTTCTTTTAGATTCTATACTTATAATATACCATATAAAGTACCTATCTGTCAAGTTTTTCATAAATTTTTAGCCTATTATTAAATATTTCCAGGTCTCTAAACCCATCATATCAGCAAAGTTGCCAATATTTATTACTGTAATATTTGAAGAAACTGTGACTAGTTGAGTTAAAATAAATTCGCCATTGGCATCGAAAACTGAGGCCATAACTGTTTTAGCCACAATGTTTAAATTATGAGTTATAGATAGCATATTATTCCCGTCTAAATCTGCTACTGTAAATTGACCTCTTACTGGTTTAACATAGTCATTTCTATCTAATGATATTGCAACTTTGGCTAAATCAATTTGCAAATCAAATCCGGTTTGAAGATTTACTTCAATATTATATCCTGATTGTAAGTTGACTGATAAATCGTCCGACATAATTATCCCTCACTCTTTGTAACTTCAATAGCAAAATCAAAATTGCCATAAAATAAGGTTGTCACAAGACCCGATGCATCTATCATTTGAATATCATAATAATATTCATCATCTAAATCTTTGGTATCTTCTTTAGGTAAATACCACGATGTGACTCCTCCAGTAGGATTAGTATGTGGATTTTCTACTTCCACCTGAGCTAACGCGTCTACATCTGCATCGCTCCTATCATTTTTAATAGTTAGATAAAACTTATAATCAGTAATATCAATTGCCACGTTATCTGATTTCATTGTAAGTGTAAAAGGGATATCGTCGCCTTGTACACCTTTTAAATCTCTTGCTAGTGCCATTTTAATCTCCTATTATTTAATTTCGCATTTTGGTTTTTGTGATTTATTTCCAGACTTCCACGATGAAATTGGATTATTATTATATTCTTTTCCAAATATCGCAGATTCTATTTTGAATTTATTTTTAATCAAATCAAATATAAATTTTAATACTTTCTCATCTTTTTTTGCCATTATCATAACTTGAGTAATTTTAGCGGATTTTGCTTGAGGGCCAACTATTATCGTAGCTTCTTCTATAAGATGTGCATATGAATCATAGCCTTCTAACTTAATTGTCTTTCCTCTAAATGTATAAGTTAATTTATTTATATTAATCTCAGGAATATTTAACCATTTGGAATCTTTTAAATTTCCACCTTTAAATGTTTCTCCGTTTTCTAGTTCTAATATATATTGCATGATTCTCCTAAGTATAAACTTCTGGATTTAAAACTTTACAAATTAATTGTGCACTAACTGACTGTATAATATCACTTTGTTGCCATGCACCTATTATCATTCGAACATTTACTGTGTCACCGTCAACGTGCCGTATTTGAAATACTTTATCAGTTCTCAAACTTCCTTCGACATATGTTCCTCCAAATTTAAAAAATGGTTCGGCATATATGAAAGGAATCAACTTCTTTGAAAATCTTGCGAATTCTATTATCCAAACATAATAATCTTTAACTGGTACCCAATTCAACTGTGAGAAGTCGTGAACCTTAGTCCATCTCGTTAATGGTCTAATTTTTTGTCTGTTAAATTTGGCTGCGTTTTCTTTAATTGTTTGCTCTGCTTCAACTCCATAAGCTGTTGCTTTAATTTTTTCGAATGCTTCCCTGAGTTTACTTCTATTATTTGATGACATAATTTTTATTTTCCAAATTGTGCGTGGGATTAATAAATGAAACTAGAAATTCTCCGTTGGCTATAAGGCCTTTAGTTGCAAAGCCTTCAGGTACTTCTTCAATTGTTACATCATGATTATCTTGTGCCCAATAATTAAGGATATCTACTTCCTGTGTTTCTTCAGTACTGGCATCTTTCCATATTGAGCTCTTGGCTAAGTGCATTGTATATTGTTCGTCTTCTTTTGCTTCTTTAGATGTCCTAAAAAAACATACTTTAGAGCCGATATATTCAAATGGGTGAACATCGGGGTCTGGATTCTCTAATGAAATTTGATAATTACCACCTAAGTTATCTACTGGTACTCCAAGAGTTAAATCATCCTTTGACGAATTGCTATAATCATAAAAATTATCATAATCTTTTGGGTAATTTTGCAGATTATCATTTATAGCAGATACTGAAAAATTGCCAAATGAAAAAAACTCAGAAGGTGAAGGATTTAAAGCTTCGTAAGGACCTGTATATCCTAACGCTTTTGAGTAGTTACTGTCTTCATATGCGGTATAAATGGTCTCATTTTCACAAAATTTCACATCAGACATGCCTGCAATTTCAAACCAAAAATCATAAACAACAAACTGTCCCTTAAAATAGTGAACGGTCTTAAGTCTAATTGCCTTAATATCACTCCAAGGGGCTGTGTATTGACCAGAATCAACTACCGAAGTGGTTTGCATTTGTCTTAAGACACCAAGGATGTAAAAATTAAAATTTGGAAAAACTCTAGTTATATCTAGAGCATTAAAAGTACAATGAGAATCCCATTCAAAATCTAATATTACATGTGGATGTGCAGTTGTTTTAAAATTTGTTGTAATGGGATATGGATTATTGCCAACGTAACCTGTAGGCAAATCAAAATAACTAGGATAGTTAACGTCAGAGGTGCATACGCCTACAACGTAGAAAGGGCCTCCCCATCCACCAGAAGGAAAACCGGTGTGGTCCACATAATTAAAGCTTTTAATTATTGGAATAGGAATTGGTGAAGGGTATTTCACAAAAGTATCTTCTTGACTTAAGTCATATACATTTCCAAATGCAGGTATCCAATTTGACATTAATAAATAAGGGTCAGTAATAAGGGCATAGTATCCCCCAATGTGAAAAAGCCTTTGTTCCGTAACATTTCCAGGAGGAGTTCGACCAACACCCCCATTGTAATGAGGGTACTTACTAAAATCGCATATTTGGTTTCCCGTGGTTGGAGGACTTGATAATAACAATTCATCTGCAGCATTCCAGTATTGTAAAGTATCTAATAATGTAGTTGATGCTTCTGACCATTCTCGCGTTTCCCAATTCATAGAAAATCCGTCCACAGAATTGTCCACATTAGGAGAAAAATAAAATTTATCGTTCGATTCTTCTGAAACATCCCAATCGAGTTCGAAGTCTGCGTCAAATAAAAAAGCAGAATGAATATGGGGAAGATAATTTTCAGTGATACTTATATTCTCAAATGTATAATAAATGTCATCAGTATTTTCCAAAAATCTATCAGGAAGCTCTGCCGATGGAGTAAGTACATCTTCTTCTTTGGGATTTTTTACTCTTAAATCTGGATTAAATTTAGATATTACTTGATTATAATATCTACTATTAAAATTCAAAGAAAATTTAACATCTAGAAGTTGTATAATTCTTTTAAAAGAATGTAAGCCTACGATAGACTTAATAGGATTATTAACTCTACTCAAACTGATAACGTTCTCGTTATTTGCAAAAGCTATATTGTCGATTTTTCGATTATTTGATGTGTAACTCATTTAATGACCTTAAGATTTATTCAGTTTTAATTCATCTCTTGGAATTAAATTTTCAAGCTGAATTAATAATTTAGTATATAAAGTAACTGGAATTGGTTCCAAAATTTGATAGTACAGACTACAAGAAGGTATAACTTCCCATGCAGTGCCAATCGTGGCTACTTTTGTTTCGCTATCCCATTCAGTTATTTTTCTAATTTCATTATTTATTCTTATATACATTCCCACTGCTGTTGTATTGTCATTTTTATTTAAAACTACAGTGTGTGAAGTTGCACCTATAGGTTCAATAACAGACGAATATAAGGCTTGTGGATATTCCATTAAACTGCCCTTATACGTTACATGAGCATAAAATTGAGCATCGTCGCCCCAGCCTCTCTTTTCAATAACATAATAAAAATCAAAATCAAAAATTACATCTTTTTCTTTTAAGTCCGAAACAATTGCTCCAGATTGCCAATTTACAATTTTAGGTAGTGTAGAATCAGCGGCTCGAAATATTGGAACTATTCTCAAATAAGGTATTTGATTAGCGTTTAAATTTTGTAAATGGATAACTGTAGTCATTTAATATCTACCTCGAAAACGGTCCTATATCCAATGAATTTATAAATTCCCAGTCAGTTTCATATGACCAATTTTTGCTAAGAAAATTTATTGAGTATTCTTTGTATTGAGGCCCTTGCAAACTCTCTAACCAAGTTTCATACTTTTTATTTTCTTCATACATTTTTCTTATTTTATTTTCAGTACTTTCGTAACTATATAGACTCATAATTATTATCCTCTATTCTTCTATCGTAAAAGTTTCATAATCTCCGTCACCATCAAATTCATCTTTATCTATTTTGACTAAATAAGAAGGAGATGTATTCGTTGCGACCCAAACATCTTCTGCTGAATCAACTTTAATAACGCTTGCATTGTTAATTGGTTCATTGTCTGACGGGCCATCCATAATCACATAAGCATCAAGAGTAAAATCGGGAGCGGCGGTCATTTTAATAACTGTTGCATATTCTCCTGCTTCTGTTCCGGGAGTAAGTATATATACGAAATCATCCTCGTCGGACACACTTGTAGGTCCAACTGTTATAGATACTGCACCTTCTGTGACTCCAGCTGCAGATTTAGTAACACTATAATTTACGCCTAATGGATTAGTTGTATCATATGCATAGGCTAAATATGTATCATCTTCTACTGCAATATAAACACTACCATCATAAATATCAATTCCAGTTATTTCATCTGCAACTACATCAATTTCAAAAAATGTTTGGTCTGGACCTAGAGCATCTTTTTTAAATAGCTTGCATAATCTAGCTGTTTGAGTTTTACATGCAATCCAAACAGAGTAATCCGTCGCGTCAATTTTCATTGCTGTGATTTCATAAGTATCTGGAATTGTAAATCTTTGAATATTCATTTTGTCCTTTTAATATACGAGTTTACCTGTTGCCAAATCCCATTTATGCCAAGCTCTAATATCTCTATATTCAACTTCGTTTGGTTCAGTTGAGATTCTATCATCTAATTCATCGAGCTCATCTTGCGATTGTTGATTATCGCAAGTTAAATTAACTAACATAGTGCTGAAATCAATTACCATTTCTTTTACTGCTACAGGGAATCCTTTTGAATTCTTATAAATATTCGCTTGAGTTGTATTTGTTACATTTAATCTTGTTAATAAATGTAAATTATAATATAATAATGCATCTATCGTCAATGCGATACTTGCAGTTGTAATTGGTGCTATGTCTCCATTTATATTTAACATTTTTTCATATTCAACGTAACCTACTTTCCTAGCCCATACAGTATAATCATGTGAATTATTTTGCACTGTATAGAGTCCGTCTTCCTTGTCTACCCATCTTGGCATTGAGTGATACTCTCCGCTGCGCGCGCTTACGGCTTTATAAGGGGCACTGCCTTTTCTATATGTTCCTATACTTGAGGTGCTACTTTCCCATATTCTCTGAGTAAAATAGCCAACTTTAACGCGGCTTAAAACTACAGAACCTAAACCGCTTAAAGATGAGCCAAGATAATATCTAGTGTAGCCAACTCGCTTCAGTACATCATACCCATAACGTAAATGCCAAAAATAAGTCACATTTTGTTCAGGGTTAAATGTTTCTAGTTGCTTTTCAGTTAAAGACTTCATGACATAATGCCGAGCGCCTCTCTCAATTGTTCTGTTTCCTAAGTCTACTTCAATTCCCCTATAAAAATCTGGATTATCTTCATCGTCATCATTTGTTACAGGATTACGAACTTCTATTCCTGATATATTTTGAATATGATAAGGATTTATTTGTTCATTAAGCGATGGTATGGGTAAATTTACTGTGTGTTTAGCATATTCAGAAGCTAATGTCCTAGATGTTTTGCAAGATATTGCAATTGATTCTGAATCCGCAGAATTGACATATGTCTCAATGCTACCTATAAATAGTTGCTTGTCATTAAACAATACTTCTACTACATTATTATTAGATATCTGATAATAATTACCATCAACATCATAATCTGGTTTGTCGAAATATCTAGGCAAAACAAAATCTGCTCTCATAGTAGAATCTGCTGTTCTTGTAACTTTAACAGTGTTCAAAAGTACATCTGGTATTGATACCCCGTCAAGTTTAACTACTAAGTTTTCTAGTCCTAAAGGGGCCATGCCTGTGTAATTATATTTCAAAAAGGCAAAATGGGTGTTTATGCTATTTGAAATATTCTGAACAAATCTGAAATCAGAATTTATTATTTTTCCATGAATCCATGAGCATATATTGTTAAATAATTCAAATGTTGTAGATGCCCAAGTCAATTTATTATTAACTAAGTTAGAAGGTGCGTTGTCTATGGTATAAAATTCAGATTCTGTGTTTTCTGTACCGATAAACACTTTATCGAAATCCTCTAAACAATCAATAGATGTTAAGCTATCAGTATCTTCTAAATCTATTTCATCTCTTAGACCTACTGCATCCAAATCAAATGAACATACTTTTCCTTCATCAGTAGCGATATAACCTATATTAAATGTTTCGTTTAAGGCTAATGCATTTGGATACTTATAGCCTTCTCCACTTTCATCTAAGGTGTGCTTTGTAAATTGAGGTCCATCTGAATTATCAATATCTGCTACCCACAAAACTGCAGGGTCGCTATGCTCAACCAGATACATTGTATTTCCTGATATTGCTATATCTGTTATTCCTGAAACATCTATAGTCACATTGGATGCCAGTGTTCTTAATGTCTGTTCGGTAATGGTCGAATCAGAATTTAAAAGTTTGGCATCTGTAAGATAAATCTGCGTATCAGAATCAATAGTTTGTTCATAGGTTCCTGATATTGATGAATCAGAATCTAGAGTTTCGGTTTCTCTACCTAGAATTATTAATGAATCAGAATCTAGAATTTCAGTGCTGGGGACTACTATATCAACATCAGAATCAATAGTTTGTTCATAGGTTCCTGATATTGATGAATCAGAATCTAGAGTTTCTAATGTTTGAACTGTGACCGCCGAATTTGAATCTATAGTCTCTGTATTTATGGTTACTATAGTTGAATCTGAATCTATCTCTTCTAAAATATCAATTACTTGAATGGTCGAATCCGAATTTATTTCCTCTGTCGGTCTATCAGTTAATATAACCGTATCAGAATTAATATTTTCAGTAGACGTTACAATAATATCGGTATCTGAATTAAGTACTTCTTGAGTTTGTTCTGTAACAGTAGAATCACTATCAATAGTCTCAGTTGACCTATTCAATATTATATATGAATCTGAATTTAAGGTTTCAGTTACGGTAGCAAGTCCAGTATTAGCATGATAAAAATTTTGAGCCATTCTTAATCCTTAATCAGTATAAAAAACATATTCTAAATTATCAGAAGATGAATGCTGCTGGAATGAACATCTAAAACCATCTCCTTGCGTTAAGTCCAATTCGCTGGCCCAAGTGTCCTCACTTAAATCATATTTTCGTAGGTAAGCCGTATCATCTGATTCTTTAACATAAGTTGCATAAACATCATTAGAATTATCTATACCTAATTCTATCATTCCTTTTTTAAGGGCATCAACTGCACTGTATGAAACACTTAATTCATTTGAACCGTTCTGGTCAACGTTGAATTTATAAGTACCTAAATCATCATAATAATACGCTATCCAATAATTATCATTAGAATCTAAAGCAAATCCTCCACCATAATAATATGTTGCTCCTGTAGTTTCTGTATCTACAAGTTTAGTATCGTGCGTGGCATCACTATTAAAACTATCAATTCTGAGTGCTCTTCGGGCATTAAAACGAAAATAATTCCAATGATATGCAACATACATATCGTCATTTGTATCGAAATCAACTCCATAAAATGCAACGTCAATTGCCCAATTTAAAGATGACACTGGTGCGTATTCAACGGTTGAACTCCAAGTCGAACCTTTATCATCTGTATATTTAATCTTTAATGGGCTACCGCCACTCTGACTTACATCTAACCAAATTAAATATAAATAATCGTTATTCTGATTATAACCTATAATACATCTAATAGCATCATCTCTAGTTGTGGTTGTTGATATTGTCTCAGTTAAAATTGCGCTCCAGGTAGTTGTAGAATCTACTCTCTTATAAATTTTTGCAGATACTGGATGTACATCTGTTAATCTTACACATACAAACAAATCGCCATTACTAGCGAGTGCCATTGTAAAATCTTGCTGCAAATCTGCATCATTTATCGTATTATCTAATGTCCAAGCTACACCACTATTATCGGAATAATGAATTTCTAATTCATCTGACTCGTTAATATGGCCAGCATAAAGTCTTCCTGATGCGTTCTCAACAATATGATTTTTTCCAAATCCTGTAGCATCTTCTGCTAAATCTTTTGCATCTGTATCAATTAAATTGCCCATTATTTGCTACCTTCTATTATAAAATCACCATCAGAATTAATTTTTAAAAATACTTTATGATTTTTATTGTTCTGGTCATTATATTGAAAACCTAGATGCCAAATTTTTGTATGTGATACTGTTTTCTGGGTATGTGCATTCATTGTAACTAAATTACGAATAAAATATATTAAACGTATATTTTCTTTTGCTTCGTCAGTATCAATAAAATTTTGTTCATCTGTTGAACAGTAAGGTCCTGAAACGCTTCCTTTTTTCAAATCAACGCTATAACTGATTCCTTTATCATGAACCAATTCAAACTTATCTAAAATATTCATATGAAATTGAACTTCACTGAATAAATGTTCTCCATTAGCATCACGCTGCTTTATGATTGTTCCGTCGTTTAAATGTGCTATCCACTGTATAGAATACATTGTATTGTACTCCTTGTTTCTTTTTTGATTGATAATGTTCACTTCAATTTTATTTGTAAGTTTTCTAACCTATTGTCTCTCAAAGGTTTATATCTCATCATATAAAAAGCTGCATGTTTTTTGGTTGAGAGCTCCTGCTGGTGTTGCAATTGTTGTTTGCATTTGCAAACAAACATATCCAGTATATCCACTTACCCCTGAGCCTCCATATTCAATTGTTGTCTCACCTTCAAAAGACTGCACTGCTAAAGCTGCACCTTCTGTTATTGGTATTGTAACTAAAGCGAGAGCTGAAGTTGTTGTTACGGGCGTAGCAAAAGTTGCGTTAACTTTAGCTTTAATATCTTCACCTGCTACATAAGCTCCTGCGCTCTTCCAAAATTTCATATTTGAAATCTCAGTAAATACTCCTGTAAATTTAGCTCGGAGAAATTTTTCGAATGAATTGTTTCCTGCGACAATTCTATTATCCGGAGATGCTAAATCTGCATCATCTACAACGCCAAAATTCCAATTTGCAATATCATCTGTGATTGTTTCACCTGCTGTATTGCTTTCACTAAATACGAATGTTGCTGCCATTTAAATCACCTTCCTTTTATTTGCGTTTCTTTTTCTTTGCTACTTGATTTCCTTCACCTTCACCTGAACCGTCAAACTTTCTCTTTTTTCCGCATTTTCCTTTTCCTCTTGCCATTATCATCACCTTCCTTTTTATGCTCTCGCATATTTAATTACCGTTACAGGTTGTTCTAGTCCACTAGATTCTGTACCTGACGGTATTGTTATTTTTAAATTAAAATATAAATCTTTAGCTACAGTTAGAGGAATTCCGCCTCCTCCATTGTTTAACCATAAAAAATGATTAACGCTTGAACCCGCTAAATTATATCCAGACCATGATTCTCCAGGAGCATCATCAGTTGTGACTATACCTTTCCACCAACTAGCTGAAGGTACACCTTCGCCAAGGCTAATTAAATCAGTACTATCCATATCTGAATCATCCCACAACTCTAAAACTGGTTCAGAAACTGTCGCTCCATCAACTGAAACACAATAACTATGTTGTTTATTATCTGCATAGTTTGGAATTTCTCTAATAATTACAGCACTCATGTCAGCTAGAAAACATTTAGCTACCTCAACATCAGCTGAGTCAGAAACCATTGTTCCTGCACTGTTTAAGTCTGTTTCTGATGGAATTGATTCTCCATCTGCCACAGTTGCACTACCTGCCGTGAAAATTAAATAATCGTTGTCGATGTCCATTTCGACAAAATTAGCCGGTGTTGTCACATATGAATCGTCATCTGTAGACACGTTAACAAAAATAGTAATCTCGGTACTCATAATAATCTCCTATTTACCAACTGTTAGCTAAAAAAGTAACAGTATAGTTTTGCATTTTCGTCATTTTAGTATTGTTATCAACAGGAAAAGTAATTGCTTTTATCCTTTTAACATTTTCCTCGTATGTAGTTACTGCTGTTTTTCTCATCTTTAAAACATAAGCTGTATTTGGTTGTATTGCGGTTTTCATAGTTTCAATTGCATCTATAACTGAATCATAATCATCTTCAAATATAATACCTTGCACAGTTGCCTCGTAGGCTTCTTCTCCTCCATCTATAACTATTGAGCCTTTGCCTCTGGGGCCTCCGTGGCTAATAGATTTGCGGCCTGCGCCTTCATGTATATTTGTAGTCTGTACTAATGGAAAAGTATAAACAACATTAAGACCAGTTGAATCATATAGTTTTATTTCAGCGTTCATATTACTCCTTAATATTTACCAATTTTGCTATCAAGTTCTTTTGATAATGCCGATTGATTATTTTTTAGCTCGCTTATTATTTTATCTATCAGTCTTTTACTTAAATCTGCTAAATTTACATTAACATTTATCGGCATGTGAACTGGAGCTTGTATAATAGGTTGACCAGATGAAGTTAAACTTAATGGCTTCATAGTAGAAAGATTTGACATGGCTGTACGTTCTGGAATTGGAATATCTTTACCTTTGCTAAAAGGGTCAGTAAAAAACTTTCGCACATTAAATGCTTCTACTCTATCACCATAGTGCTCTTTAAATGCAGCCATTGAATCGTCTTTTAAATTTATATCTCCAAATGAACCTTTTAAACTCTTTTGACCTGTTACAATTTCTCCGATATCTTTAGCTACATCGGGGCCATGTTTTTGTGCTATCTTGTAAAGTTTAACTGCATCTTCTGAAACTTCAATTTGACCTAATTTCTCTTTAGTTATAGCTTTTTCTATTTCTAGTTGTCTATCCAATAAAGTGTTTTCTCTTATTGCCCCAAAATAAGACTTTTCAAGTAATGCCTCTGCATCTGCTAGTTGAACTGTTGTGGCACCTCTTAATTTTAAAAGCTCTAGCTGATGAGATATTAATTTATCACTATTTGAAATGAGGGCTTTCATAGCATCTGCGGTTAATTCTATGCCTTCGTGTAATCCACTGGCGTTTTCTGCTGCAAGGCCAGTGCTTTCTGCCATTCCTTTTAGTCTCTCTTCAACTAAAGCTGCATTGTCTGCCATTTGTTTTGGAAACAATTCATTCAATCGTTTTAATTGTTGTAAATCTGTTTCTTCAATTATTTTAACTGGAATCACTAATTCTGGTGATTGTAATTTTTGAACTAAAAGTTTATGTAATTCGGTATGTCTTAGTCCTATATTTTTAGTTGGTAGTAATCTAACTGGGATTGCTATTGAAAGTTCTTCGGGAAATAATTTTTTAAGTACTTCAATTCCTTTTGGGCTTACCTTATTAATAAATTCTACTGGAATTTCAAAAGAAGGTAGTCGTTGTTTTATTTCTAATAATTCTTTTAAATCTTGAAATGGAGATAACTTTTTTCCTGAATATTCGGCTTTTGCTGCTCTCAAGTTTAATACCATGCGCTCTAAGCTTGTATTTTGTTGTGTAAACATATCGCGGGTGAGTGCTTCGTTGTTGTAAAATTGCAGAGTAGTTGAAGTTAACTCTTTAATTTTTTCTTCTATGGCTTCAACTGATTCGTAACCAAATAAAAATGGACGGAAAGTTTTTTCAAAATTTAATGTAGCTAAAGTCTTAAGTTCTTTATTAATAATACTCAATTCTAAGCTTATAGCTTGAAAAGGTTTTAATAAAAAATTGATTGTCTGACCTAAAAGTTTAATTGCTGGCTTCATGTCTTCTAGATTAGCAATAAAATCTGCTGTTGCTTCTTTACCTTTATCAATATCTAAAACTGCCTTTACAAATACACTTCCAAGTTCTGCTCGAACTTGTTTTATTATATTTATTTGTTCGCCCATAGTATCATTCATTCTTTTGAAATTATCATCAATTTCTTTTTGTGAAGATACTACTGCATTGGAACTGTCACTTAGTAATTTTAAATTATTTACAAGAAGCTCTACGCCTCTAGCTGTTGCCAGTGGAGCCGCTTTGATACCTTTTAAACCTAGTAAATCTATAATTTGTTCTAATGCTGGTCCCCTAAATCCTGATTCAAGTTGTTCCTGTAACTTAGAAAATAATGCAATAATAATCTCAATAGATTTCATACTTGAAGTATCAACACCTTTTCCTAGAATATCCGCAACTACATCTCTACGTTTTGTGATATTAGCTATTAATCTGGTTAAAACTGTACCACCTTTAGCTCCAACTTGTCCTACGGTACTCAATGTAGACAGTAATGCTAATGTATCCTGAAATGACAAATTCGCAACTTTTGCTACACCTGCAACTTTTGAAAAAGCTGCGGTCATATCATCTAATTCAAATTGATTTTGCTTATAAGCTTTTGACATGCTGCCCAATATAACTACCATTTTTTCTTGATATGTAGTTGCACCGTCAACGCTGTCTCCTAATGTATTATAAATTAATGCAGTAGATTTGGTAGTTTTTGCTACATCCCCCATTAAACCTATGGAAGATTTTAATATAATCTCCTGCGATTGTAATGCTAAATTAGCGTCAATACCTGCTGTTGCTACTAAACTGTAAGCTTCTCCTACTTCTTCAGCTCCTCTTCCAGTTTCTCTCATAAGTTTCTGAGTTTGTGCACTAACTTTGCCCATATGTCCCATTGTATCTGTAATTCCACTTGACATTAATTCAGCTCTAGCCATTGCTTTCTCTAAATCGACCGTTCTTGTAACACCTTCACGAATTGTGGTAAATACAGCTCTAGCTGCTGTTCTAAATGCCCACCATAAAGGAACTACTATTGCAACTCTTCTTAATGCCCTTGTAAAATCACCCATAGGACCTGCACCGCGAGCTGCTGCTGATGCTGCTTCTGTAACTCTAGTTCCTACAGCTTGCACATTTTTTCCTACTATTTTCGAAGTTACGGCGATTTTCTTGCCACCTGATTGCCAAGTTTCAGTCATTTGTTTCATAGACGCGCCATTTTTAGTATGTGTATTAGTTGTAGTTCTACCTAAATACTGTGTACTTTTTGCCATTTGAATTCCGGCATGTTTGGTCGCTCTTTCCATTCTTTTTAACGCAGCGTCATACTCTGTAGCTGCTGATACATCTGTATATAATGAAACTAAATGTCCTATATTACTACTCATAATTAAATTCCAGGCTTAAATGATATTCTTGGAGGCAAATCAGGGTTTATATTTTTCATTGCCTCAACCTTATCGATTTTGTTTAAATTGTTTTCTCCATCTTTCTTTCTAATAATATCCCTATCATAAACTAAATACGCGTCACAGAAAATTTCATCTTCAATAATTCTTCTTGAAAGTTTTGATTTATTATCTTGTGATGCAAGTTCTGTATATAAATAATGATATGTTTCTAACCATTGTAAAAATATAATTTGAATATCTGAAAAATCACTTCGATTTTCAAATAAATTAATATTCATATCTTTAGCTCTAGAATACAGTGTCATCCATCTTGCATTTCTTGCCAATTTTCTTAATGGGTCAGGTTTCCACATTTTATTCCTCGGTATCGTATGGTCTCATTACAATATGTGATGAGTATACTGCGGCCTTATGCGTTAAGTCTTCTTCATCGCTAAGTGTATATTCCTCATATGTATTGAAGTACTTTTTATATCCTTCTGGTGTTTCTTTCTCTAATACTAAATATGTTAAATATTCGGCAAAATAAGTGCCAAGTTCAGATTCTATTGAATATTGAAGATGGTCACTTTTTTCTTGTGATAATTCTATGATTTGATTCTTTAATGCCATAAGTTCTTCTCTAATTTTATTTTGAAAGAATTCATCTGCATCTATACATTTTTTTTGTAATTCTCCTAATTGTCTGATAGCTAATTTGATATCCCTATCAATTTCTGTTACATCAATTCCTTTTGCTTGCAATTCCTCTACAATTTGATTTGCAAACTTGAAATTAGAATCAGACCTAAGTTCGTTTAATCTCTTATTTTGCTGAACTCTGAGTTCTTGTCTGTCAGCCACCGTTAATCTTCTAACTCTAAAATTTTCTTTTGCGTGTATAAAGATAATTTTGTTGTCAGCTACCATAGACTCAATCGTGTTCAATTCATCCAATACATCCAACTTTTGTTGTAACGCGTCTAAATCATTCATTTTTATCTCTCCTGTTTTAATGTAAAAAATCCAAGTACTACTTAATAAAAGTAATGCTTGGCATAAAATGTGCTCTTAATAATTTTTTAAAATTACGGTTTTCTCCCCATACAATGGTCTTGGCTAATTCTTTATAAACTTCTGGATTGAAATTTTTTTCTTTATCAAGTATTTCAATATTTTCTGACATTTTGCCTATAATGGCTTTATCTCTTGAAATCATTAACTCAATTACAAAATCATATATTTGTTGTAGCTCGTTACTATCCATTTTTACACCTTACTTTAAATAATCAAGGAAGATGAGAATTTAAACTCACCCTCCTTGAATATTCTACTTACTATACTTTTCTACTTAATTTAAAGGGATTCTTATAGTCCCAAAGTCGCCAATAAATCTGTTATTGTCAATGCGTCTCCAGTTAATGTATTTCCTGCACTAACGTGAGTTTCGATTGCTGCAGAACCTGGTTTCCATCCTGATGGATATAATCCAGTTGCTTTGTAACCCATTTTAAAATTGGTCTTTTTCTTGCCATCATATAATGCCACGATTAACGTGAAGTCATCGCCTAATTCATTGATATCTATTAGGTCCATATCTCCACCGGCTAAAATATCCTCAATAGCAACTCTGTCGAGTAATCTACCCATGGTAATTGTTACTTCATTTTTTGTAACTGCTCTCTGAACAACTTCACTGTTACCTATTTCTTTTTTATCTTCGCGAGTCAGCCTTACATCTATATTTACATCTTGTAGTCTATAAAGATAATTAGCTGTTCCTAAATATATTGAAGCTGAGTGAGCTGAAATACTTGGTAAAGCAACAGCATTTGGGGTCCAAGGCACTGCACCTACAATATAAGTTCCTGCACCATAATAAAATTTAATTATGTCACCTTCTAAACAACCTGTAACAGTAACCTCATCTACACCATCAAACGAAATATCTGTTCCAATAGTTAAATCTGAAGTTACAAGACCTCTTACTCTTACTCCGCGTACAATATATTGGTCTGAATTTCTAGGGTCTTCAATTGGTGTAGGATAATTTTCAAATCCATCTCCACTTACGCCAAGAGAAATTACCGCTGAACCGATGTCTCCCACTAAACATGTATATTTAACCGGAATCAAATATTTCATAGTATCAACAAAAGTCTTAGCATTTTCTCCAATAAAATCAAATGACCTATCAGTAACTGCTTCAGGGTCTGAAATAGCTACTGAAAATCCTGCAAGTCTCTGCTTTTCATACCATGCAGTTCCAAATGCGTCTCCATCAGTGTCTTTGTAATATGCTACCAAATCAAAAGCTGAACTTGCAAAATCTGGTAAAGTTATATCGTGAACTGCATCTTCGACATTTGCAACTTTTTGGAAAAAATCCAATTCGCCGTATTCTCTCTGTGTTAATCTTGCCCCTACTTCCGCAGATAAAAATGTGTTTGCCACTTTATCTGGATTTCCTAACTCTTTATCTTCATGATAATTTAGGGTGCCATCCGGGTCTAAATCCTGGGCACGGTTAATGTTAGCCTCTAACACTGTACTTCCGTATGGAAATATTTTTGGCATGAAGCCACTTTCCGATTGAATCAATTTTTCAGCCATCGTAATCCTCCTATAATCCTTTTTAATTAAATTTTGTCTTTAAAAATCTTATCTATATTTATACTTTAAAGGTCTAACTTACCTTCAATTTTTGCAATTTTAGTAGCAAGGTCGGCTATTACTTCTGTGTTTTTATCTAGAGTAACCTTAAACTCGTTTTGTGATTTTTCTAAATGAGAAAAATCATTAAATTTTATGATACAAAAACCTACTATCCCTACTGCCCATCCAATTACTTGAAATGCTAAATTTAAAGTCATTACATCCATTATATTCTTACTCCTCTATTATATTAGTTGTTATATTAAAAGTAAATCGCTGTCTAAATCTATCGCTAAGTGTCAATCTACTTTTTATTACACCTAAATCAACAGGCACGTTGCTATTTGATTTCACTTCTATTCTACCTTTACGGTGAGAACTAGTTATCTTGCCATTGGTTGTCTCATATTGATTATAAAACCAACCTCGTTTCATTTTGGGCTGCAATAAATCTACTAAGTCTAATTTATCTCCTTCACTTGCAGCTCTGATATCTATAATTAATAATACATCTCGAATGGAAGAAAATGAGCCGCATTCTATTGAATGAGGAGTTTGATTAGATAATTGAATAGTCACATTAGGTAACTCTGCTTCACTGTCGCGAGCACTTTCGTACATAACACTCACATCAGACCTATCTGCAATTTTGAATACATCTTCAATAAATTCCAATGTACTTTTTTTTATGTTGCGGGCCATTCCATATTGACTAACGTTATCACTCATTATATGCTCAACTTATTTAATTCTAATTTTATCCATTCCGTCAATACATCGTTTGTTGATTCTATATAATTAATTCCTACTATTCCTACTTTGGGGGTCATTTGTTTCGGATGATTCTTGCTATAATTAAAGGCTGCATTGCCTCCTCCTGAACTCGCAGGACCATCTGCAAATTCTCCAGGAACTTCCATACCAATTATATGGTCAGAACCGTAATTTAACGCTGCCCAATGGGCCGCTGTCTTCTTTAATTTAGCTATTTCACCAATTGCCCAACCAAATTGTGCTGCAGTATCTATTGATAAATCAACTTGAAGTTCATCTTCTAATTTTCCTGTATTCGCATGTGCCATTGATTTGTCGTCACGCTTTTTATGCTCATTAATATAGTTTCTCATATACTCTAAAGTTTGAGCATCGAGAGACATTAAAGCTGCTCTTAATTTTTCGATATAAGTCTTTGTGGCTTTTCGGGCATTATAAAAAGTCTTGTTGCCTACGGCCGTCATTTTAACAGTAATTCTAAGCATCTTTTGTCACCGCGTAAACTTGAATATAATCAGGTCCAATTCGTCTTATTGCAAAATTTGTTCCTACTCCATTTAAATATCCATAATAATCAACTTCGTTAATAGTTAATTTCTGAGATAATTCTAATGTACTTCGATGGTAAGCTTCAAAAATTATTACTTCTCCACCATGAGTATATTCTCCGCCCATCTTCCATTGAAGCTGTGAAGGGGACAAATTATTAACTAAAAGGCCCTTAACACATATAGGAGGTATTAAATCTATTTCAACATTTTTTTCATCGGGGTCAAGTAATGTTTCTTTACCTAAATAAATTTCAACCACTGTGCCTCGTTCCATGAATTCTTTCTTTAGTGGGTGTGTATTTTTCATTTACCAGTCCAATGTTTCATCTTCAAAATAAATCTTATCGGAAAATATTGTATAATATTTTGTATTGTCAGATTCAGATAAATCTTCTAATTCCAATTCTACAATAAAATACCCAACAGCATAATCAATAGTATCTGCATTGGGCACATGCACTGTAATTTCACTATCTGATACTGAAATCTCATCATCGCTTCCCGATGCCATAGTATTGGACAATTTGGTTTCACTTCCATAATTAGTTACCTCACATTTTATTCCCATTTCATCCAAATCGGTGACAAGGGTACCATTCTCATCTCGCACGATGAACCGTAAAGGTACATCGTCACCTGAAAAGTAAAGCTTATGTCTATTTATTAATTCTGCATCATACATTTCTTATATCTCCATAGTTTCGCCATACTCTGCACCGCTATAAAATCCATTTATAAGTGCTGAGATTTTTTCATCCATATCCATCATCTTTGCGTATTTAATTTTCAAATTGGGAGTTACATATTCTTGATAATTTGGTTCGATTCTTATAAATGCTATCTTGCAAATTAAATTTTGTTCTTTTAATGAAGGTATAGGATAAATAGTAGTACTTTTTTCAATTTCAAAGTTTTTTCCCATGCTTCTGTGTAGTGATAAATCACCTACAGCTAACTTTAATTTTCTAGTCAGCTCCGTATCAGAATAATTTGTATAAATATATTTAACCGTAATTATATCATTTGCTATCATATTTTGAGTAATTTCAACTGTATTATCGTCGCTATCAAAAGTATAATTAGTGGTCACAACTCCATTGACTAAAACTTGAGTTACCGATGTTGCCGATAAGGCCAATGTAAATGTAGGTGATGTTGTATACTTAAATCCTTGAGATGAGGGGTCTCCTTCATCTTCAATCCATGCTCTCAATTTAGTAATTAATTTTTCAATCATTATTTCTCTTCTCGCGTTTTAAAAGTACTTCCTGTCCTCTGTCTCCAAAAAATTCAAATCCTAATTGCATCATCAAATCTTTAATCGGGTTGTCTTTTTTTAATTTGCAATATAAATCTTCATTAGTCGTTGAAGCAATTGCAAACATTAGTTTTGGAATCTCATTTAAATCTTCTGCTAATACTTTAATATATTTACGCTGTGATTTATCTGCAAATCCTACTACATTTATAATGCTTTTTTCGCCAAAGGCAATCTTGTCGCCCTTTATCAAATCCTTAAACATTATATCCACATTTTCTTTTATAAATAATCTTAAATTATTTTTGGTCATATAATAATCTCTATAGTCATCAGCTAAAGTCGCTAATAAAAAACGAACCTGCTGTTTACTTTTCTTTGATAGCGTACTTGGGCATTGGATAATCATGTGACCTATTCCTATTATTATCTATTTTTAGAATAGAAAGATAGGTAGAGGCCGAAACCCCTACCCATCGAATTTTCTCTAGACTGCGTAAACAGCAGACAAATCTGCAGTTACGGCTATTGCCTTTGGATTATCAATCGTAAAAATTACTGATTCATAACCACCAAGACCGAACGACCAAAGATTAGCAACTTTTCCTACAGCACTTGCGCCTGCAGCAGCATCAACCATTGGCATTTGAGTATAAAGGAAACCTCTCTGCATTTCAACTTCAACATCAAGTCCTGGAAACTTTGAAGTAGAAAGTTTTCTACGAACAAATGTTATAGGCTTGCCTGCTTTGATAGTTGAATCAACAGCAACTATGATTAGCTTGTTAGCATCCATAAGAGCTGCTTCAGAACCACCTGAAGTTCTTTTAACTTTACCGCTAACTTTAACAAGTTCAACTTGGTTATCTTGAAGATATTCCATGAACCTAACGTTATAGTTATTACCAGTAACGTGGTCTTTATCAAAAGATTTCATCTTAGAATAAACTGCAGTACCCGCAAGTATTACGTGGCTACCTTTAGAATAATCTTCGACTGCTTCAATCAATCTTTTTGCAACGTCAAACAAATCTTCGCCTGATGCAGGTGTTATAACGCTGATAGCTTCATTTTCAGGAGCTCCACCGTTAGCACGAGTAGTACCAGGTGTTAAGATTGCTGTCAATAAAACAGAAACCTCTGTTTTATCCATACCTTGAGTTATTGATACTTTTTTTCGTACCAAAACTCTATCGTCATCTGTTTCTAGCAAATCTGGAAGATTTACACGATAAAGAGGCGAGTTCAACTGCTTAAACGACAGCTGAGTACCGTTAATAGGGTCCACTGGTAAAGTGGTTATGATGGCATTAGTTACATCTACATCGTAAACGCAATCTGAGTCATCATCCATATTAGTTGGAGCCCATACGCGCTCTCCTGGTTCTGCTGTTTCAAAATTCACAATGCTTGCAAGCTCAAACGGTACTGGTAATGCAACTTGTAAAGGTTCTCCTATACGCATTGCAACATCCATACCAATTCTAGTAGCTTCTATATTAAAACTCATTATATTTCTCCTTGTATTTAAATTCAATTCTTTCATTCACTTGTTCATTGTCACTATTATAATTTATATCTTGTATTAAATTACTTTTAATTTCAACAAACCAAAATCGTCGGACACGTTTAAGTTATCTTTATTTAAACGTTAATCCGTCAACTTTTTCTTTTTTCTCTGGGTCAGTATAATATCCGCCCACTTTTGTAACTCTGTCTTTACTAGCCAGTATCATATCTTTTGGTATAGTGGCTGAGTCTTGATTTTCTGTTAATTCGTCATTATCTTTCTGAAGCTTTGCGATTGCAAAGTCTTTATCACTTACTAATTGCTCATCTGTAATACCTTGTTCTTTCACATAATCATAACCAAGTTCAGTTTTTCTTTCAACTAACTTAATAGCATTAAGCTTATGCAATTCCATTTCGCCGTCTTTGTTTTTCTTAGCTTTTGCTATGTTCATTTTTGAAGATTTTAGAGCTTCTGTTGCCGTCAGAAATTTTTGAATTGCTCTACGCGTCAAATTCTGCTGACGATTCTTTTGTTTTGATGCAAAAGAAAGCTCCTGCTGTTTCGATTCCTTAGATAACTCAAGATTTTGTCTCAAATCTCTAATTATCACTGCAGCTTTTCTTAACGCTGCATAATTTAATTTTTTCATGTCGTCCTCCCTAATGTTAGCTTTCGCTAAATTAACTTTATTAATTTTACTTTTTATTTCTTTTATCTCTGCTACTGCTAATTTATCCACATCTGTTGGATTAACAACAGGAAATTTTAATCCACATCTTTTGCATGTCATTGGTTTAGGACCAGATTCATGTTTAGTGAAATAATGATAATAATTTATAGCTAGACATTGAGGGCATCCAACTTTCGCTGCTATAATTAACGGAAGTTTCCTTACAAGATTTGGCTTTGGTTTGGCGAATTTTAATAAATACCTAGTACCACATGTACATGTTACTGTTGCTGATTCTTTGGAAAGATTTTCAATAGTTCCATATTGTAATGGACTATTACATTCTAAACAATTTAATTTAAAAGGAAGAATCTTTGGATTTACTGGTCCATCTTCTGGATTTTCAGGTTGTGGAGCTGCAGATACTTCCTCTTTAGCTTCTGAAATTACTTGATTTTGAAATGCTGTTATAAATCCAACATTAGATGCATCAGTGATTTGTTTTTTTGCGATTGCTAAAACTCTAGCATCAGATGATGCAGGTTCTTGGTCTGGATACGCTATAGGGTCATCAAGTAATAATGCTCCTCCTGCCATTTCCATTGACCAAAACTTAGTTGAACCGTCAGACATTTTTTCTGCTTTGTCTTTATCAAACCATATTTCATATGAGGATTTAAGTTGTCCTCGTTTTATATATTTTTGCATTTCTTTCCAATATTTAGGAAAAATATTCTTAAAAAATACTCCATATACTATTGCAGTTTTTGTTTTAGCTTGATATACATAATCAAAGTATACTCCAACTATTTGTTTTCTGTGATGAGCCCTTGTCACTGGCTTCATAACGATTGTAGGGAACGCTCTTAAAAAAGGTTTTTCCGGTAAAACTATATTATTATCGTTAACTTTATCAGTAAAAGCATATATAGTTTTAAATAAGGCTAAATCTTGAGAGCCTTTGGCTATGATACCTTTCTTTTTAGCTATACGGAATAACTCATTTTTTTCACTTTCTGCTGTAACTAACTCTACTTTGGAATTTTCGAGTACATTATCTACAAAATCTTGAACTTCATTCTGATTCAATGCTTTATCAAACTTCACTGATATTCTCCTTATTTAGAGATTCTAGTTTCGCAGAGCTGACTAACGTCAATCTCTCCACTAGATTTTAGGACTTCATCCAAGCCCTTTGTTAATATATTCTTTGCTGCATTGATATCTCTATCATGCATCTCATCGCAACTAGTACATATCCAAGTTCTATCTTGCAATGTTAAATCATCTTTCCGAAATCCACAAACGTTACAATCTTGAGATGTATATGCAGGATTTACTTTTATGAAGTGAGTTCCGTACCATTCAGATTTGTACTCAAGTTGTCTCACAAATTCTGCCCAGCTACATCTACTAATTTCTTTTGCCAAATGCTTACTCTGTAACATATCTTTTACGTTCAAGTTCTCAACACAGATACAATCGTGATTTTTGACTATACTATGTGATAACTTATGTAAAAAATCTTTCTCTTTATTGTTAATCTTATTCCAGGTTCTAGCAATCTTAAGTCTTCTCTTCTTCCTAATATTACTATCCTTCTGACATTTAGCTAATTTCCTCTGATAATATTTAATCTTATTTTCCAATGGTTTTATGTATTTCGGGTTCGAGGTTTTATTTCCATCTGACGTGGCCATAAAATCCTTAATTCCTAAGTCAATTCCAATTGGATTTATTATTGTGTTAGGCTTCTGTTCGCATGGGATATCATCTACGCACCATGAAATAAAATATTGATTACTAGGAGTCTTTGTTAATGTTGCAGATTTAATCTTACCTTCAAATTTCCTAAGTCCTTTACATTTAATAAATCCTAATTTTGGAAATCTTATTTTATTATCTTTTACCAATACATTTTGCATTACTGTTATAGATTGCTTATTAGATTTCCTTTTAAACCTAGGAAATTTAGTCTGCTTTTTAAAGAATGCCTGATAAGCCTTATCTAAATGAAATAGTTCTTGTGTTAGACTCTGTAAAGGTGCAATACTTAACCAAGATAACTCTTCTGTTTTCTTCCAAAATGTAATCATCTTGGAAATTTCATAAATAGATAAATTATCTTTATATTGTTCATAGCGCGACTTTTTCAAAGCTAACGCTCTGTTATATATCCAACGGGCACAACCAAAAAACTGTTCTAGTTGTTTCTTCTGTATATTGCTAGGATATATTCTTACTTTTATACTTCTCATTGAACTCTTTTTTATCAACTTATAATATACTTATTATTTTTGGAAATTTCTAACTGCAAGCCATGCAATTCTAAATGCTTGCGTTTCATTATTATAACGTTTATATATATCATTGAAAACTTTAATCCAAACTTTTTTAGCTGGTTTAGATAAGTCGTTTAGCTGGCTAGGGGGATTGTTAATTGAATATGGCATTTCTTATGCATCCGTATATTTTTCTGTGGTATCTGGGCCTTTCTTTTTATCTTCAGGAATAGGGTCGCCGTTTTTATCAAACTCAGATTGAAAATCAATGCCTTTCTGTTCTTGATTTTGAGTTATCCGAGGATAAAGTATAGCTTCGAGTCCTAATTTTGCTTCTTCTTTTCTTCTTTGAATTTCAAGACTAAAATTACCTTCAGGTACAAGTTCCATGTAAGTCTGCTCGGAAATATTACCTCTAGCATGTGCTTCTGATAATTTTTTCTTAAAATTTTCTGTAACAAATGCCGAAACAGGTAAAGAATGTATATACGGTTGTGAATCTTTAAATTCTTTATTATCTTCACCTATATATGCAAGTAAATCAGCCATAATCATTTTAAAATCTCTTATTCCTGCATAAACTTCTTCAATCATTAATTTTGGATTAATTACACTTTCTTGTCTAACTGCTTCGCCCATATTCGCGGCTTCAATAAAACCTAATCCGGACATTATTGCTTTTTCACCTTGAGTGAACAGTCCTTGTTTAAAGAAATTTTCTATTGAAGGTATATAATCTGTGATTGTGTCGCCAGCATTACTTGCCCTGACTGGTAGAGTACCTTCAGTTGATGCTTTTGATAAAGTATCTTGAAGCATCTCTACTGACTTTTGTAGTGCCTCTGAACTAAAGCTTTGCTTACTGCTGCCAGTCTGCTTAAGGCCTTTTTGTAATAGTAATAAATACGGGATAACATTTGTAATTAATTCTGACTGTTTGCCTTTAAGCTCATCCAAAATCAGATAATTTTTTAATACTCCTCGTCTGCTCAAGTAAGGTTTAGGGTATTCATCAAAAATTCTGCCACCGAGTTTAGTTATTAGATAATTTCTACCGTCTAAACTATTAGTCTTGCTCTTTTTTCCTAAATAATAGTCATATCCAAATACAGAAATTTCACTGCCTTTTTTCTTTTTAGCTGTTATACTTCCACCATCCATAATAAAAAGACCTTCAGGAACCAAAATTTTCTTTTTACCTATCTTGATGTGCTTTCTAAATGTTCCAATTTGTACAACAGGAAAAGAAGAATATTTCCATCTTTCCTTAAAATACTGTTTAGCGAAGCCTCGGATTCCAACTTCAACGCCAGGCTTACCTCTATAAGAGTCATTTATAGTTTCTAACCATTTATTTAACAGTTCTACATAGGGTAAATTAATATTCTTAGTAACTGCAGAAAAATCTACAAGCGCAGCTTCAACCATGAAATCAGTTAAAGTATCTACTAAGCCAGTAGAATCGCCTCCAGTATATATTGCATTAATTGCTGCGCATTGTCCATGAAAACCTGTTGGAACTTTAATCTTCCCATTAAAAAGTTGCCATAACGCGGATTCAATGCCACCAGTTGTTATTCCCATTGGAACCATATTAATTATCCTAAGTTTATTTCAGCGCAAAAATCATCGCAATCGTCACATTCTTGCTCTTCTATTTCATTATTAAAATTATCTTCATTTAAGTACCAAACTAAAGCCATAACTTCATTGGCTGCGTGTAAATGGTCTTCCTTTTTGGCCATAGTACTAAAATAAGAAGTTCTATTGCCATTTTTCTTTTCTCTCATTGCCGCGAATTGTTTATCGAGTTTTAAATCATATAAGGCTAAAACCCTACCGTGATACCATAATTTTTTGATGCAATGGTTTGCCCATTCTCTCAAAGGTTTTTTAATTGGTATCATTTCACCGTTCTTATCGTGTTCTATTTCTCCTGTGGCATCTCTTTTATAATCAACTGCCATCGAGGTATTTAATCTAATTGGTATAAAGCATTTTTGTTGAGCTGGATGAGCTTGTTGAAGTTCTCTTATAACTTGCATACCGCCAGCTTCAGTTGCATCCATTCCAATAAAATTCGGATGTAATTCATCAATTAAATATTCGTGAATTGCTGTGTGCTCTTCAGGTGCCGATAAATCATGAAGTGTTATATTATATTCATATCTAAAAATAGAAGGGTCTTTCGGCATCTCGAACCAAATTATAATTTCTGCTGTTCTTTCGCCATAATCTTCGGCGACGAAAACTCTTTCACAACCTTTCGGTCTATCCACTATAATTAATTCTTTAAATCTATCGTAGTTGTCTTTATTAATCTCAAAATGTTTTATATGTCGCTTTTTTTGTCTTGCGATTTCATAACATTCTCGAATTTTTTCCATATCATAGGCACTTTCTGCATCTTCTACTAATTCAGCGTTAATGTGGACTAAAAAACCCCATTCTTGCTTTCCTCCGTAGTCGCGAACTGCCTCTTGCTCTTTATCATCATCCCAATCACATGCAATTTGTTTTGGCAAGTTTACTACTTTGCCTCGATTGTGAGGGTCTGTAAATGTGTTTCCCGCTGGGCCATGTCGAGGAAATGCTGTAATTCCGCCAAAGCGGTCTATACATCCGTGAGTTGAAGTTGACTGTGACCTTCTCTTCAAAACTTCTTCAGTTTCATATTGCATCTCATCACCAATTATTTTATGAGCGTGATGAGCTTCAAATTTTGAACCAGGTGCTTGCCCTGTTAGTGCCATATTAACGCCGACTGTTTTATGTCCACCGTTTCTACCAGTTTCAACTGTCAACTCTGTCATATTTGGATTCGCATTGAACATTTTAAAAAATGGGTGATGGTTAAGTGTTTTAATGAAGGGACTCATTAAATTTTTGACATGAGGGTCATCAAAAGAGGTGACTAATGTTAGTCTTTCACCTGTATAAAACGCTACATTTAAACAAGCATCAATCAATAAATACATGCTCTTTCCTACCCCTCTTCCGGAGAAGTTATATGAGTCTGCAACTTGCTTTTTTTGTCGGAAATTTTCTTTATCAGATAAGCTTGGGTCTTCTGCCAAGCAATATTCAAAGCTATAAAAAGGAATCTGATAATATCGAGGTTTAAATTTTGAATCTGTGTCAAAATTCTGAAAACTATCTAAAGTGTCAATTTTTTCTTGAAATAATACGCTACTTAATTTAATTGGGTCACAAAAAACGTGTAATAACTTTTCTTCTCTGTCTGTCAGCTTTTCTAACAACATAATTTATCACTTTGCTCTCTTTTTTAATCGTTTGTCTTTGAGATAAACTTTCTCAAACATCATCTTCACATAATCAATTCTAGGTTGCTCCCAAATTTCTGCAACCTGCTCCATTGTAAGTATTTTTTCATCTATACATTGCATAAGTTTTTTATTATACAGAAAAGTGTCTCGAAGCATTGCATCGGGGTAAGCATCGTAATTTGTTGTTCTGTAAAGCAGCTTGAAAATCTGCAAACAATAAGGACATTTAGCTTCATGCTCGAAAGGATAATCTTCAACATCTTTTTGTGCTTTTTCAAGTATACTTTCCCAATCATTTAAACCTGAATTTTTTTTAGCCTTAACAAGTCCAAGTTTTTTATCAATGCCATCTATAGCTTTTAATCTATCGTTGTAAGCTTTTTCTTCATCTTTATCAAAAATACTTAATTGTTTAAGTGCTTTAACTGTATCAGTTGTTGCTTCACTGGCAAGTTGCTTTTTCGTGCCTATATTTTGTTTGTAGGTATCATTTTGAGCTACTAACCAACAACGTTCTTCTAGCCACATCTTTGCATTCAATGAATCAATATGATAATTTTTCTGGAAAAGATTGAAGCTAATTTTAGCTGCTTTTAATTCGTCCCCTTCAAGTCCTTTGAACTCTGGAGAATATTCTGATTTTTTATTTAAACTTTGAATGGCAGATGCTCTCAATTCTTCTGGAGAACAATTCTTATTTTGGGCCAATTTGGAAAGTTGTTTGATTTTTTTTTGGATGGATTTTTCGTCTATCACGATGCTTCCTTTAATTAGAAATTTTAGTTTTCATAAGTGCTATTGATACAAATACTTATGTTCTTTTTATTCTATACTTATAGTATACCATATAAAGTACCTGTCTGTCAAGTGTATTTCACTTTTTTAATGTTAATGATATCAACGACTTATGAACTTTTTATAAAATAGTTTTTTAATTGGCGATTTCAATTACGATTATGACTATTTAATTATTTGTAAGTTGTTGATATTGAATCTCTTATGTAATTTCAATTAAAATAATTTTAATTTGAATTATAATTTTTCTATAATTGCTTGATATTCAACGATTTAGCAATATTAATTGGTGTGACCACATCTAATACATGTGTATCGACCATTACTATCAATTTGAACAAATGCTTCACATTCTTCACAATAACCTGCGCTCACGGTATTCTCCTTCGACATTCTCCTTAGTTAGAGATTCTAGTTTCACTGACTTTGCTAATGCGAATGTCTCCACTAGATTTTAGGACTTTGCCTAAGCCCTTTGTTAATATATTTTTGAATAATCTGGTAAGTGTTTTTGTTTTCAACTCTACTTATAGTATAACATACAAAATAGAGAACTGTCAAGTGTATGGGTGGAGTTTTTTGAGGTAATAGAATCAAGGCCTATTCCAATTTTCTTGGATGTCACAAAATATGACATTAAATAACCTTCTATTCTATTGATATTTTAATTTAAAAGCTATCTTGGAAATTTATTTGCATTTGCAATATATTCTCTAAGGGCTTCTATTACAAAGAGTCTAAATTTGGCTACTGAAAACCTTTTCATACCATACTTAGCTTTAACTGCTGCTTTAACTTTATCGGATATCGGAGATTCAAACATGACTGTTGCTGTACCATCTTCATTTTCTTGAACGTCTTGAACTTTTAAATATTCCGTTGATTTTGCCATTCCATCCATCGCCCCTTCGGCCCGCTGCGCGCGCGCCATTAATTACTTCATAGTTTAATTTGTACTTTATAGCATCTTAATCAAATATTGAAATCTAAGAATATTAATTACTTTAATAAAAATTTATAATTATTTAATTGTCTTCTTCTTCTAGTAGAAGAAGACTTAATTTAAATTCAAATTCAATTCAAATTGAATTTAAAAAATATAAATTAATAATACTATATATTAGCACATTCCTGGCCGCATGATTTGAAAACAATAATTCATTTGCAATTTATTCTTTTATTTAGTAATAGTATAACATATGAGTTTCGTATCTGTCAAGACTTGACAGAAATTATTTTGATTTGGAAATTAATTTTATATAATTTCTGAGCCAAATTTTATAAAGTTTAGAATTATTTTTAGAGTTTTTCGTAGATTTAGCCAGCGCTATACGCGTGCCAGATTCTAAATTTTTAGAATTATTATTTCTCATTTATTTTATTATCCTTAGCGATACAAGAAGCTTCCTCATAATAACATTCTATAGCTCTACAATAAATATTTCCTAAGGTATCTTTACTTAAGAATCTGCAGTTTTTTTCTTCTATTTCTTGTTTTAATTTTTTAAATTCTCCCATTATTATTTCTCCTTGAATTTGTTATATTCTAAATCCATAATTTTATCTTGTAATATTAAAACTTCACATTTATCAGGGTCTCTATTTATTGAGCATTCTTTACATCCTATAGTATTACAATAAGCCCTAATAAGTCTCCCCATCTCCTTATTTAATTTTTCAACTTCGTTGTTCATATTAATCTCCAATTTTATCTATGCGCTGTGCCGCCTGTAATTCCAGCAACTACATCTAATAATGTTTCCATTTCTAGATTTCTCCAAGCTGATACAACATATGAACGAGGTTGATTATAATGATAATGATTCATTTTTATATGTTGCTCACATGCTTCTTCTGTAAAATAATATTGTCCTGAAACAAATTTCCAACACCATTTATATGGATATGATGATATTTCAAGCACTTCTTTAATATCGTCTTCCATAAAGCAATCATCACCTATAATTTTATCGTACGCTTCTTCTGTAATACCATAACTATCTAAAATTTCTTCTTTATTTTCTTTAAACCATTTTTCTAAATCATTGTCTGGTATATCTATAGATTCACAATCTTGAACAAAATCAATATCATCATATTCATCTTGATGCCAACATGGTATTTTTTCTCTTGTTTGAATACAAAATATAGGCAAAGATGTGCACCTTGGGCTTTGAGTTTTCATCAGCTCTGACATTTTATTTAAAATCTCATATTGTTCATCTGTTATTTGAATTGTTTTCATTTTAACTCCCTTTTTAATTTGTTCATATAAGTAGTTGCCTCTTTTTTAGTTACGAATGTCTCATTTTTAATATTATCATAAGCGTTGATAAACATCTGCTCTTTATCTAAATCTACTTTAAAACTCAAAGGTCCAACGTAATTCTCAACATTAGTTCTCTTAATTAAAGTACCCCTAACAATTCGAAATCTTTTTTCCACCTGTGAAAGTGTTTGTTCTTTTTTAGTTTTGGTATTTGTACATTGTAATATATGTTCATGGTCAGAAATCATTAAAACATATACTTTTTTACCTACTTTAAATCTCTTTGCTTCCTCTGGTAATATTTGTCTCATTTTTTATTCCTTTTATTATTTAATCATCCATCATAGGGACACCAGTTAACAATCTATTTTTCGAATATATGCCCCAACCATTTATATCTTTTATTTCTAAATCTTTAATATCTCCAAATTTTTTATGATTACCCACTAAGTCAATTATCAAGCAATCTTCTTTACCTGGGAACAATCGGTTGCCTCGACCTAAAATCTGCATATATAATGCTAAAGAAGCCGTAGCTCTGGCCATAATTATCATATCAATTTCAGGATAATCAAATCCTGTTGTTAATACACCTATATTTACTAAATATTTAATTTGACCTAATTTAAACCGTTTAATTATATCAGCCCTATCTTTGCTTTTTATTTTACTATGTAATACTTCACATTCATCTAGTGATTCTGCTATTTCTTCTGCCTCAGCAATCGTAGAGACAAAGATTAAGCCATGTTTACGGTCAGAGTGCTCCTGACACGCCTTAAGTATCTTTTCCTTCAATTTTTGGGCTTTAAATTGCTTCTCAATGGATTTTGAGGTATAATCAGCCCCTGTAGAGTTAGCTTGCAATTTATTTCTATCAAATTCTATGTCAATATAGGTTAAAGGTGTCAAATAACCTTGGTCATACATGTCTTTGATTTGGACCACATGAACAAATTTACTAAATATCCTAGGTATAGTTCTTGTCAGCATAGACAATTTTGAATGAGGTTCAGGAAATGTCGATGACTTGAGACGAATAGGTGAAGCTGTGTTGTGAACTAGTATACCATTAGCCACAAAAGATGGATGACCTTCCATTTCAATATCATAAATGTAATCATAAGAAATATCATCATTAATTTTCCTGATTGGGGATTCATTAAAAGATTTATCTTCATGAATGTATTTACTGCGCTTTCCTTTATGACCTGAATTATTTTTATTTTGAGCGTAATAAGACCATGATATTGTATAACTTTGATGTTGATTTTTTATCAACCTTTGACCTATCATCCCTCCAAACGGTGACATTTTTCTCGTATGAATATTTCCGGATATATTTAAACTCCTTAATAGACATAATATCTGCTGTCCCAGCAATTTGCTTGTTGTAGTGTAATAATATCTCTTCGCTGCTCTAGCGGTTGCCGCTAAATGCCCGTCGGAATAATTTAATCCCTCTAATAGTAATTTGCGTTTATTATCGTCCCATGTAAATAAAAAATCATTTGGTATTCTTTTTTCATGTGAATGATAACATAAATCGAAGGACCGTAAAATTTCCATTATAAGGTAATTACTTAAATCTAAAATAGCGATAGAGTGACGAATTCGAGAAGAGACTTGAAAGTATTTATAAATTTCTTTTCTTTTCAATATTGTATCGATTTGAGATTTTTCCAAATAAATATTCATACGGTTATTATCTATAACTCCATCACCTAAAAATAATCCTATTATAAAAGCTAAGTCACTTAAATAAAAATTTCTCGGCATCTTATTTTTTGAGCCTTCCCAATAAAGATATTGAAATTTTAAATTTAATTTGAATTCTAATTGTAAAAAAACATCTAAAGGTAAATAATTATTTCGAATCCATCTTAAAGCCATACCTTCTTTTGAATTTCCATGTGTGTATTTAAGTATGACATTTTTCTGTTGTTTGTTTAGTTTCACTTTAACATAAAACTTTTTCTTGGATAAATTTTTATTAATAAATTGTATAACGTCAATTTTCTTTTCTTTTATCATATTCCAATTATTTCCAGTATCGCCGAGTAATATATCTTTATTATTTAATTCGTCAGCGTTAGCACATTCAATATTACATGAAAATTTATAATTCCAGCTTTTATTTTGTAAAACTTTGATTCTTTCGTTTGGTTTAACTGTATATATCGAATGTTTTCTAGTAGCTGAGATGTCACCTGTTTGAGTTGCAATATTAAGCATTTGAGAGTTTGAACCAAGATGTCGGATAAGCTTCCTACATTTTTTCCATTGAAATTTTTTCTCTGTCCACCCACGCGAAAATACCTGTTCATTTTCTAGGTTTAATATTTCGAGTCCATTGTCATACTGTATAAGATTTTTGGATGAGAAGTGATTCCACATTTGTTCTATAGAGAGAAAAAGACCTTTTTTCTCATTTAAATCTACAATTTCAATATTAGAATGGGGGGCGATACTGAGACCGAGGATTTGAACATTTAAATCTTTAAAGAATTTCAGATACATGCTCTGTGGTTTCGGTTCTACATTATATCTTCTTTTTCCATCATTAGGGCTTAACCTGTGAGCTTCATCTGCCAGAACGTATTTGAATTGTTTAAAGAAATTGCTATCATTAGCAATGCTGCCGATTGTTGCGAATGTGACTTTACCTATTTCTTTACTATTCATAGATGCAGAATAAATTGATGCTTTATTTCCATAGTCTGTAAATTTCTTATAATTTTGTTCAAGTAATTCTTTTGAAGGTTGCAAAACTAATACGTTATCATTTAACATTTCAGCAATTTTTGCTATACAATGTGATTTCCCGTAGGCTGTAGGGGCAATGATTAATCCATTGTATTTCTTTTTCTTATTCTTAAAAAATTCAACCCCTTTGGCCACAGTTTCTTTTTGACTTGGCCTCAAGATTACATCTCCCGAATCTATTACTTCAGGATATACTGTATTATCAATTTTCTTTGGTTTAGGATTCCTTCTTTCTTTTTCTAAATAACAAGCTTGTTTATATTCATTGAATCCAGAAGAAATGTCACCTACAGTATAATTATTTATATCTGTACCTTTACTTTCAATTTCTTTTATTACGGAATGAATATAAATCCAAAAATCTTCAACTTCTTTTAATGTAAAACTATATTCCTTTTCTTGTCCTATTTTTAAATATTCAAATATTACTTTTGTTGGTAGCACATTATATTTTTTATAAAATAATGTAACATAAAATAAAGCTTGTCTTTTAAAATTATCAGAAGTATCAATTTTGGAACTGGTCTTCCAATCTTCAATTACTAATTCTCCTGTCTCCAGCAAGATTGCTACAACATCAATAAAACCTTTAATTTTTATATTTTTATTATATCCAAAGACGATTTTTTCTTCGCATCGTAAAATATCATATTTGCTGGTCATTAATTTAGAACCTCGAACTGCGGCATGATAATAATCATCTCCATTTAGAGTTTTAAAATTGTAACCTTTAAGTTTCTTAAGACCTTTCTGTTCCCATAAATACCAAAATACTTTATTTGCTGATAATTTTTTTTCTAGTATATGATGAACTAGATTACCGGCTAAACTATAGCAAGTCGGTACATTTGTATCAGGTTTTCTTTTCTCTATATAATTATAAAAGAAAACTAGTTCAGATTCTAGATAAGCGTTCAGAGAAGAAGGGCTTAGATTAAATTTTACCATTTGACTTCAAATCCTATTGTCCAAAATAATAAAGTAATATCTATAAAATAATTGGCTATTTGATTTCTTCGAGTCGCATTACTTCCCACATTGACACCTAAACCTAAAATTTTAGGTTTAAATATAACGTCAACAGCAAAATATTTTCTATTTATTAGTATAAGCATAATAGCTCCTATTATTGTTTCTCGGTAAAATATTTAAATACTTCTTCTTTAGAGATAGCAGCTTTCTGTTTTAATATTTCCCATTGTTCATATATAATTTTATTGTCTACAGATTCATCAAATTCTTTTATAAAATAATGATTATTTAATGGAAGACCTCCGTTTTCTCCCAACATAAAAATATGACCATCACCTTTGAATTGAATTGCTCCTTTTTTAAATGAAAATATACCGTTATGATGTATATAATAGTCTCCATCATCAGTTTTAAATGCTTGGTCTAAGTTTCTCATTTTAAATTTCCTTTATTTTCCTTTTTCAAAATAATCTCTTAATGTTTTATACAAATCAAATGCATCTTCTTTGGTTAAACATATTTTACCTGCTTCAAACGTAACCCATATTCTGTCATTTCCATGTGTATCTTCGCGGACATTTACTTTATCCATTTTTAATCCTTCCTTATTTATTTACACTTCCTGGTTTGACGAATCCTTTGACTCCCACCAAATTTTTATCAAAATCTCTCTGCCTAGCTAACAATTTTCTTACCTTTGCTCTGTGTTTCATTTTTTGGTTCCTCTTTTATTTTGAATTGTTATATTTTTTAATTTTATCATAAGCAACCAGCCAACCTGAAAACATATATTCCATATTTGGCTCAACATACCATTGTTTAGTATTAATAATCTGACTAAACGTTCTAATTACTGCACCGCGCCACTCTTGATTTTCAGCTTTTTCAACTATTACTATATTATTTTCAGCATACGGTATATTTTCTGTTATGCTTATAGTTGAATTGAAAGCTTGAATAGTTGGTATCGCAATTCCAATAGGAATCGAAAATCCGACAACTAACATTGCCATCGTAATTGCTACCTGTGCCTTTTTAGGTCTCATAGGTGGCCTAACAGGGACTTTTTTTAATTGTTCTTCCGTATATGTTTTTGTATTGGTTTTTATTTTTCCTTCAGTTAACTTTGGCATTTTATTTCTCCTTTTCTAAAATTTAAGTCCATTCTGTGTTTTCTTGTTTCAACGTATTTAATTGTCATACCTTGAAAGTTTACTAATTTTATTTCAATTTGATTTCCTGTTAATTCTTTTCCCAACAAGTCCATCAGTTTTTCTGCAAAGTCTTTCGCCTTTGATGATTTCTTTATTTTAATTTTATCCGCATAAGTGTTAAAATATTGCTGCTTAAATAAAAATACTATATAATCTTTATCTGCTTTCTTTGCTGGCTCGTAATGCAACTCAACACAATTAGAAGAAACAGTTTTCTTCTTTCCAGTATGAGTGATTATTTTTAGATGGCTATTCGGTATAAATTGACTTTTAAATTCTTCATTATTTTTCATTATTGATTCCTTTTATCCGTCATTTTTTTGTTTATTACAAGTAGGACACACTGTACCGCAAATTGTATCTACATAGATATCGCACCCACATGTACAGTATTTACCTTCGGTTCCTTCTTCAAGTCTTTTTATTTGAGGGTGATTAGGTTTGGTGCCTCGACCTTCATTTAGTACTTTACCTCTAGGTGCCATAGGTCTTGACTTGGGCGTTGGTCTCTTTCTTGGAGGTCCAAATGTCCTTTGAGTTCTAGAATGCATGTAAATTGCTTGTCCAAGAACCAACATAATAATTGAACCGAATAGCACATATGCACTTGCACTTAGTATAATTACATGTAAAATTGCTTCATTTGTCATTTTATTCTCCCTTTTTTGCTCTAATCTTAGTATACATTACCTAATAATGACCTGTCAAGGGCCATTAACAGTGAATTATCGTGAATTTATGCCGTTTTTATTGACTTTTACGCTATTTGCTTCAATCTTTGTTTTACAGCTTTAAGTTCAATTTTATATTTTTTAATAAGACTAGAATAAAAAGCACTTTGATTTGTTACATCTTTAGACTCTTCTTCTATTGCTTTTTTTCGGTCTTGCAGCATAATCTTTTCAGTTACCATTTCAGTTACGATGTATTCCACTGCATCGCTATTTAAAATCTGAGATTTTCTGATTGCGGTCATTTCAACGGGATTAGATGTAATATTTTTGATTAAATATTCATCAGCCAGTTCACTTGAGGTTGTGCGAGCAAAGATGTGCATTCCTTCTTTGTATCTTTTCTTGTTAAGAGTAACTACGACTTCAACTTTGTCTGCATCCATGATTTCCACCTTTCTTTATTGTGCAAGTTTATCGTATTTTCTTAAAATACTATTTTCTTGCATGTGTTCATTAATAGTTTCAACTATAAAATTAGTTCTATCATTACTAAATTTTAATTTTTGACAAATCGACCTTGCAATATCTGCACCTAAATAATCATGACGAATATATTGCATTCTATCAACATATTTTCCCTTACCTTTTTTAAATTTTTGCACAAAAGGTTTTCCTATATCGTGTAATAAAGCGGCCCACCTTAATTCTAATTCTTCTCTAGGTACATTATTTACTACATTCAAAGTATGAGTCCATAAATCATTAATATGCCAAGGACTTTGTTGGTCATAATTATATTGCAAAGATAATTCCGGTATCATATAATTAAATAAATCGTTTCTCATTAAGAAATCTAATCCAATCATTGGATTATCTGACATAAGAATTTTATCTATTTCTTGTACCCATCTTTCTTTAGATATATGCAAAATTCTATATGCGCTCTTTTTAATTTCACATTCAAGAAAATTATCAATTTCAAATCCTAGCTGCGCCATAAATCTTCCGGCCCGAAGCATTCTTAGTGGGTCCTCCTTGATTCTATCTTTAGGTTTGCCAACACTTCTAATTTTCTTTTCTAAAATGTCTAATCTTCCTCCAAATGGGTCAATTAATACTTCTCCATCCCAAGCAATAGAATTGATGCCAAAGTCTCTACGAGACAAGTCCTCTTTAATATCAGTAATAAAAGACACTTCAGGCTTTCTATTTTTAGGTTGATACTGCTCAGTGCGAAAAGTTGTCACTTCAATATAATCTCCAGAATCCAATTTAAATCCAAGTGTACCAAATCTTTTTCCTATAGTATAAACCTTTCTATTGTGTCCATATTTATTTTTAGAATTTATTATTCGCTCTTCTATTTCATCTGGAAGCAAAGGAGTACAGAAATCCCAATCTTTTGGTTCTCGCTTTAGAAGCATATCTCTTACCTGGCCTCCTACAGAATAGATAGGGGCAGGGTGGAAGATAGTATTGACCTGATTAAAAATTTCTTCAAATAAACTCATATATGTCTCCACGTATTTCTATGAACAATATGCCAAATTCCTCTATATCCAATATTATATTTTCTGGCAAGTTTTCTTTGATTCATAATTTTATTCTTATAAAGATTTCTTATTTCTAATACATCAGATTCTTTTAAATTTGAAAGTTGCTCTCCTTTTGGAGACTTAACTTTTAAAGTATAATAAGCGTGCATTGAATTTTCTTTGGAGGTAGCCCATTCTAAATTGTTTTTTACGTTTACGCTCTTTTTTCCATTTTTATGATTTACTTCAGGTTTATTGTGAGGATTAGGTATAAAGGCCAATGCTACCAAACGATGTACCCTATACCATTTATACTTGCCATGTTTAGATAAGGCTAATTGACTGTACCCGTCTTTATCTTGTTTAAACTTTAATAATTTTTCTTCTACTAATCTATTGATTGAATTATTTCTTCCCTTTACCAATCTAGATAAAGATTTAATTTTTCCTAAAGTGCTCACTTGATAGTGACCCTCATACCCTTCTATATCTTTCCAACTCTCTTTCATTATTTATCCTTTAAATTGGCTAATCTAATTTTTAATAAAATTTCATTTAATTTTTCGGTGTCTGGTTCATCTGGTAATTTTGTTTCTACTTTATCAAACTCTTTAAATTCTTTTTCAAATAAAGTAATCATTTCATCTATGGGCATCTTACTTACAGCAAATAATTGCTCTCTTTCAGGATTAGATACCTTCACTCTTAATGTTCCATTTTCTAATAACTGTTTACCTTGCAGCAAAAGTCTAAAAGTATGCATAGAATGTTTTTCATGTCTAGTATGCTTGTCTCCTGATTGAGCTTTTCTATAAAGCCGTTTGGCTTGGTCCAACGCATATCCACCATAAGATTTATAAATTCTTTTTGATAAAAACAAATTTCTATTTTCTATTAGTAGTTTTCCTTCCGCGCCTAAATTCAGATAATTTTCTAAAAATAACATTTCTAAGATAGTTGGATTGGCCTTTAACGCCAAACCGATAAATTTTTCTACTTCGTGATATTCTTTATCCTCAGTAATAGTGAGGTCATTATGTTTATTATAAGTTAATTCTCGTTTACCTAATGATAATATTTCTTCTGTCGGATAAACAAAGATACCTTTGATATCAGTATCACTATCCTCATGGTCTAAACCATATGCCCGACTTCCCACTATACCCTCAAGAATTATTTTCATACGTGAATTCCTTTACCATCATATAGTTCACTCCATCCACAATTAGGACAAGTTTGCCCTAAATAATCTTCATATACAACTACATTGTTACAGTCTGGACATCTATGTTCTTCATTGATGATATCATTCAAATCGACTTTCATTATTTCTCCTTATTTAATAAGTCTGATAATTTATAAATTAATTTACTTATTTCATCGCACGTTATTCGCACTTCTTTATCATCTTCTAAATTAGTTTGCAATCCGCTACCATTTCCACCTTGATACATTTCCCTTATATTACTATAGGAAATTTCTTTCCCGTCTATATCAACCATATTAACATGATTCTTATTGCTTGTAATTGTTATTTTAACTATTTTATTAAATTCTAACATGATTCTCCCTTATTTTCCTGATTCATGCCAAGCATATTTGAAGCAATCTGATTTTGAACAGCTTCAGCAATTTTTTCTGCATTGATAAGTGGTAGTATGTCTTCGCTGTGATTTTTGCAGTATTCTTTTGCTAGTTCTTCTACAATAAATTCTTTTGTCACCTCAATCTGATTTTTAAGGGCCGCGGCCAATATTTCTTCAGATACCCCTAACAACCCTCGAATTTCCGTGTGTATATTGACGGTATGAATCTCACCTTCGTCTATCGTAAGCGCTGTTCGTACTGTTATTTCTTTCATAATGTTCCTTTTGTAATGTTAATTAATATCTATAATTATGTTATCTCCATCATAATCGTATAATATATCTAAAACTCTCGCCCAAAGAATTCCATCCTCCCATAAATCTATTTTCACTCTTTCACCTATTCTAGGTAGGTACTTCATGCCTACTGCTTCTGGAAAGACGATTTCTTTTGTGTTTTTTCTAAATACTACATTCATTTTTTCTCCTTAAATATTTATATACTCTAATCCTAATTTTTTAACGAATTTATCGTGATAAATTGTTGCATCTCTAAACATACAATCCATAAATCCCATATGAGTATCTAATAAATCTTTTAATTCTTCTTTTGTTGTACAATAGTCAATTTCATCTACGCTAATTAAATCTCCGCCATGGAAATCTTTATGTGCTTTCATTTCTTTTTTTATAGTTGCTATATTCATTATTTTCCACCTTTTAGTTTATTAATTAAGTCTTCTATTTCATTTTCTGTCATTTCGTGAGGTAAACTAATATGTTCTCCGTCACGAAAGAACTTAGTCATTTCATATGCCAACTCATCGAGTTTTGCGGTATGATGAATGTTAGTATCTAACAATTCCATACAGTGACCAAGTAATTTGGCCGTTATCATATCTTTAGTGTATAATGAGATATTATCACTATCTACTACATACAATAAGGAGGCTCCATCTATCCCAACAATCCAACAATCTTCATTCGGTATGTCAGTTGTGCAACCCACATGTTTATTATTATGACATGCTTGCAAGAACCTTCTCAATTGTTTCAATGTTTTCTCATTCATTTTGATTTCCTTTAATCTGTTATTCTTCGTTTGAAAAATTTGCACGTCGGATTTTTACATATGAATAATATCATCGGTGTTCCGTTTCTACCAAGGCCCTCATTACGTTCTAAATTCCAACCGCAATGACATTTTTCATTTGTGGTTTCATATTTTAAAACAATTCTATCGTATTTAGGTACATCGACAATATTAGATGATTCTGGCGGAGACCAACCTAAGTTAATTAATCCCTTTCGTAATGTTTTATCTTTTAAATCATAAATTTCCTTGGTAAATTTTTTAGCTAGGTTATCACATATATTCATTTCTAGCCTACCATCCTGAAATAATTTGCTATCGATTTCATAAGTTAAATCATCTTTTTTCATAATATCTCCTCGAATTTGTTTATTATCCATTTCATGTATCCGCAACCGTCACGCGAACATTTTATCAATCTGCCATATTTGCTTTTATAATTGACGACTAACTTACCTCCACAGTAACATTTTTCCATTATATCGTAGCTAATTTTCTGATTATCTTTTTTAAGATAGGGCTTTTTCGATAATTGTTCTTGACAATATTTTGAGTGACTTGTATATTTAAGACTTTTCCCACATTTAATGCAGCTCACTAAAATCACATCTTTCCCGGGCATATTTGGCCTATTAGTATATTTCATACCTCCATCATGGGTGCATATATTTTGCAAGTCTTTTCGTAGACTATCAATCTCAAGCTGCAATTTCTTTTTACTTATAAACATTAGTTCTCCTTATTCAGTTATATAAATGGAAAGGGCAATTTGGTATTTACAATATTTAATAGAATCGAACTATTAACACCTCTTACAATGTTCCCGCCAAGGAATATCAGGCTACTGTGCCACCTCTCCATATTTTCAAAGTTCTCTGTTAATTCGTCCTCAAGCCCGCTTACACGCCCTTTCGGTTAATATTATTCAAATTTCACACCTAATAGTATTAATTGATGTGTTAATTCCTCGGCGAAACGTTCAAATAGATATTCATTAAATTTATCAACTGAATCATACTTTTTACAATTTTTCATAATAGTTCCTTACTTAATCTCATTGTATTCATCTAATTTCTTTAAAATGTCACCTAATATTAGGGCCTTTTTTATAGTCTTTGATTTAGGACAATCACAATTTATCTGCGCTTTAAACATAAGAGCTTTATAAATTTTTCTGATATCTTCGTCTTTTATGTGCGATAAAGTGTACATATCCTTTTTCATGATATCTCCTTATTCAGTTTTTCTCTGTTAATCCGTCCTCAAAGCTGCTTACGCAGACTTTTCGTCGATGCGTCCTGTGTCGGTGAATAAATTCACCTCGCGGCCGAATTGCCTTGCGCTTGTGAATCTTATAATTCACTTCTCGCCAGTTAATCTAACTTCGCGCACAATGTGCCGCTTCGGTCAACCTCAAGTTGACTTAATAGTTAATATCCACTTGTGCGATTGATAGTTCAATTATACCTTAGCCGAAGGACAACTGTCAAGTCCTGGGAAATATAGACCAATAAATATCTACACGAATTTGTACATATATATGTATGAATATGTACATAGCTTATTTAGAGGCCCATTCCGCCAAATAAGACCCCCGGCCCTTAATTGTGCCGTTATTCACCTGAGTTATCATTTAAACTGAAGGTATAACAAATCTAAACCTTTAGAGCTTACATCTATATAGGTACAGAATTAATCCTCATATATCGTGATTCCCGCTGCAGCGGCAAATATCACTATAATTCGTTATATTTCAAATCTGCGGCTATTATCCCAATTTATGGAATATTATAATTCTGTCACAAATATGTATACTTTTCTGTGACAAAATAACACAAATTTGATTATATATGATATTGAATATGAATCAATTAGGAAACATTATTTCAAGAACAAGTTATTAGATTTTCCGGTAATATATAATAGCCCACTTTCATGAAGTATTTATCCAGCATTTATATCTCATGTGCCGAATTCCTTGCCAGATGAATTACAATTTATATGTTGTATTTGTTCAACATTCTACCCGGAATTAATTACAATATGTGTAGTTAATTACTCCTATGATATACCTATATACAATGCTAGAATTCCTGCCATTATATTGGAATATAAGTGAATATTCAATAATTACCGTTATTTCCATATATTCGCCCGTTATTAACTGATTTTTGGGAACAGTCGTAGCTGACGTAACCGTTTTCATAGAATCCGCCAAATGTGACCCACGGTGCTATAACATACCGTAAGTCATTGAGTATCAACATAATCAATCACTACTAAATACATAATTAATCGTGATTGACACCCTGTAGATTAGGGTGCTTTATAATATTAAAAATAATATCAACAGGCACGTTTTATTAATTAAATGTAATTTATGTCCATGTCTACCATAGACTTATGAATCAATTTTAATCTCTTATAATGAAGTATTTAATTAATTATAATTGAATTGAATTTATCTCGTTGTTACTCATAGACTTATGAATTGTTTAATTATTCTTGATTACTTCCTATTATCTAGCATTTATTAATGTATAAACATAGTAAAACAAATGATTTTCTTGTATCTTAACACTTAGCCCGACAATACTATTTAATAGACCTTAAACACTCTTAAATGAGCCGACAATGTATTATAAATGTAAAGGATTGAAGCAAGGTATCTGCTCAGGTCAGAATCTAATCAAGGCGGTCAGGATATGCGCTCTTATAGTATTAAGGTAAAGGAACAGCCGCAATTGGAGCTTTAAAGGCGATAAAATACAGATTACTTGGTGCATATTGCGGAAACTATTTTAAAATAAATTAATAACTATTCATAAGTTATTATCTATCAATGGGTTATAGATTGAATTATTTTCTTTGCATTGTGGTTATTTATCTTTAATTATGTTATGCTCTACTCATGAAGCAAGAACAAACAAACCACATAAACAGAACACAAACAAGAGGGGTTATCATGAATAATTATGTAGACTTAAAAAAATGTTTATCTGTTGCGTTTATAGGGTTCTTATTATTAGTAACTGTTATTATGTTTATCTGAGGTATTTATTATGGAATATACTAAAAGATATAAAGATGAAAACGAGATAATTAATTTAACAAGAAATGAAACTATCGACAATATTGCACGGTGTTATAATGAGCCCGAAAAAACAGTTGCATTAATGGAAGTGCAAGCGGATATGTTTGATACTGTTGACATCAATCTCAATTATTCAGTAATCACAATAAAAAAGTCAGGCGCAAAATGAAACTAACATCAAAAATGATAATCAATTATTTAACTGACTGTTTAGGCTATGATAATGACACAATAGAGGATATAAAAGAACATCACGGCATAACAAAATTAGATAGTAATTTATTAAACGAGCAAGAAATAAAAGAATGTATTGCATACAATTTATAAAGGTATGATTATGAAAAACAAAATAAAAAACTTAAATGACAATGAATTGAAAGTATTAAAAAGTATCGCTCAAAGTTTAGAGAATTGTGAATTTGCGTTTTTCTCTGATTTATGTATTGATATGAATAATAATCAACTTAAAGGCTATTTATCAGATTTGCAGAAAAAAGAGATAATAAGTATATGTGAAAGTGAGTATAAGGAAGACGAAAATCAAATTTCAATATGTGAAAATGATGATACATTTGATAGTTTGTATTTTTTGCAAGAGTATTTTAATGAGGCCGTATGATTATGAAAGAATCAACTAAAATTATATTACATGTACTTAGGGACTTACGCAAAAAACATAATCCTTTAACTAGAGGCTTTTTATATTTACCTTTATTATCAGACAATGAAACCAAAATTATTTATCATGCTATGCTAGACTTAAAGAAGGCGGTATTAAAATGAATCAAGAAATTAAAGAATGTATAAAAGAAGTAGTCGAAAATATGACATCAAAAGAATATAGAAGGGGCATATTAAAGGAACGTATAAAATCAACAACTGCACCTGAAATTATTAGAGGTAAATATCATTTAGAAGTATCAAAAGAGGGTAGATTATTTGCAGGTGACTGTTATTATAATGCAAGTTTATTGAGATACGGTCATACAGGTAAAATAGTATATGACAGACCCGAAAAATTATCTAAAACCTTTAAAGACATGATACAAGGCTGGAGCAACGATTTGCCATTATTTGAAACTCAAAAAGAACAGCAAAATTATTTTGCAAAGGAATATAAAAAATTATGAAAATTAAGGCGGTATTGTTACAAGTTATAATAGAAAAACTAGAATTTTTAACAACAAACTTAAAAAAATATAAAGATGTTAAAAAAGATTATTCAGGTATAAAAAATCATGGTCTATGTTTATATATTAGAGGTCTAAAAAATTTGATAATTGAATTAGAATTAATTTATAATAATAAAGAGGTTTAATTATGAAACATAAAACAGACCAAACTTTTTTATTTTGTCAGTTTTCAACATTGCTTATTAATAAAGGAAGTACAAAAGATATAGCAGATAAATATTATTCTGATATTTATAAGAAAAAATCTTATTTTGGATATTATAAAAATAAACATTTTTGGGAATTGCCACTATGGATTGCGGAAGTATGTGGAACTTTACAGAATCACAAAAAAGAATTGTATATTATAAAGGAAGTAAAAAAGAGTATTAAAAAATTAAATAAAGTCGATACCGATTTTATATTGTTTAGTGTGTTGGAAGTTAACAAAAATTTAGTAATGGATATTATAAAAAATTATACTGGTACTGCTACATTTATTTTAGGCGGTTATGTTGATTTTAAAGATTTTAAAAAGTTTGATAATGTTGTAATATGTTCTACTATTAAGGATATGGCGGAAAAATTAAATATTGAATATACTTATAATTTAGATTATACTTTATTTAAAAACTATAAAACAATTCCACGATTGAGACTTTCAACAGGTTGCACAAATAAATGTAAATTTTGCACGGTAGAAAAAAAGATAGTAAGTTATACAACAGAGCAAATAAAAAAGCAGATTGAAAGTTACAAAAATTTAAAATTTAAGTTGGTATATCTGAATGATAAAACACTTGGACAAGCTGAGAATTATAAAGAGTTGAAAAACATCTATAATGATATTAAAAAATATAACAAGAACTTTCAGGGCTTTATAATTCAAACAACAACGGCGCAATTTTTGAATGCTGAATTTATTAAGGTATTAAAAGAGAGCCACGTTCAAGCGGTAGAATTAGGAATTGAAACATATAATAATAATTTATTACATGAATTGAAAAAACCTCAGACATTAAAAACTATTGATAATTCTATTGAGATATTAAAAGAGCTTAATATTAAGATTATACCTAATTTTATTATCGGCTTAATAGGTGAAACGGAATCAACGTATAGTAATACATTAAATTTTATTAAAAAGCATATAAAGGACTTTTTTATATTAAATGTTTATAATCTAGCAATTTATCAAAATACAGAACTATCAAAAGATATAGACACTTTGAGCGACAATGATTTTAATGAGTTGATACAAGAAAAATCATTTTATAATAAAAATCAAATGAAAACTAATCAAAATTTTTATAATGAAATATTTAATTTAGGATTACAAGTTTTATAAATTGGAATTAAGCAAAAGAGGTAAACAATGACAAAATATTATTTATTAGAACTAAATGATGATTATGAATTAGGGTTTAATTCTCAGTTAACAAAACAAGAGATAATAAATATTGGTATTCATAACGATAAAATATGCAATACAGAAAATACACCGATGGAAGAAAATTATACTTTTGAGTATATAGAAAAAATCAACGCTTATAAAATAATAAAGGTGGTCTGATTATGGGAATACAACTATTTATAAAATATGATTTTACTTGCAGAGGTACTAAAGTTATTATAGATAATAAAGGCTTCACGCACACATTGAGCAAAAACACGGTCACAGTGTTAAAAGATGATATCGAGATTACAACATATTATTTATAAACAGATATGAAAAAAGCAAAGGCGGTTATTATGAAGCATGTGAAGGTAACTTTTAAAAATAATGATACGATTGAAACTCCGATAAATGGAACAGTCAAAGAGATAATAAAATATTATAAAATAGGTAAATTGTTTAATTTAGGTACACTTAATGACAATGTGCAAGCGGTGACTAAATTAGAGTTTTTAGCTTAAACAAAGGATAAAAATAATTATGTATACATTTTTTCAAGTATGAAAGAATAAAACAAATTGTACTGGATACTGGTATCACAAAAGAAAAATATTTAAAGATAATATTAATAAGATACAATGTAAAAATAAAACAGAGCTGAATAAGTGTATTGATATTGCATTTATTAATAGTGAATCCTCTATTTTTTATACTGACAATAAAAATAAAGAGGGCTTTATTGTATGGAAAGATGGAACGATTGAACCCAAAGAATTAGAATTATTTATTTTAGATAATTGGTTTTCAAAATCATTTTTTAGAATGTTATTAAAAAAATATAAGGGTATGACATGTACGCAATTATCGAACACGTTACAAGTGGAAATATACGCTTGATATATCCAATTAAAAGAATAAAGATTATTCAGGATAAAACAAAACGTAAGCAGTTTATAGAGTATGATAATCAAGGAAAAATTAAACATTTAGATATTTACGTTTAATAAAGGAAAAAATTTAAAAATGTTATTATATCATTATTCAGATACAAAATTAAATAAAATTACAGTTTCAAATTTTGGTAAAAATTCATATACTAAAAATGATACAAAATATAAAATAAGTCGCTCATTTTTTTATACTGATAAAATCAATAAAGAAAAAATTGTAAGCGGTAAATTTTTGCATGTTGCAAATGTAGATAATAAAAATATTTATAATCTGAATAGTGACAAGGACAATTTAAAGCACGGTTGCATGTATAATGATAGTTTAGATATAGATAAATATTTAGAGGCTATAAAGGCAAGCTATAAGGGCTTTATTTATGATATTGGTTTTGAGTGCGTATGCTTATTTGATACTGTTGATATTTTGGAGTGTATGGAGTGCTAAATTTAAGGCTTTACAGTGTAACCAATAGACAAGCCTTGCTATGATACAAAAACGCTTAAACGCTCTTAAAATGAGCTTAAAATAAAAATGATGTTCTTTGATAATTTACAGATTAAAAATTAATGATTTTTCAGGATACTAGACTTTGTGAATATATTCACATAAAGTCTACTTGTGAAACATTTCACAAGATACAAGGCTAGATTTAAAATCGTTCTATATAGGGCACTCACATTCTCGAAAGTATTTACCTATATATAAAGGTTTGAAAATTCCCGCAACTATTTTATGGGTTGGGGTTGACATTTAAAAAAAAATATGCTATGTTTGAATATTGACATTTGATTATTAAAAACAGAAATTTTAACAGACCACGAAAAAATGATTGATATTGTCAAACTGAGTGCAAAAGAATTTTTAGATAGCTATTCATGTTTAACAGTGCAAGATTATGAAGACATGCTAATTGATTTATTTTTATCATATACCAACGATTATATTACAATTCAACATATGGCAGAAGATTGTCGGGTAAATGAAATAGAGTTAAGTTTGGTCATTAATATAGGTAGACAACTAAACGAGCGCAAGGCTTGGATTAATAATTTCAAAGAGGTGGCATAAAATGATTACAGTATATTTTGAATCAAAAATTCACGCTCAGATTGTTGCAACTTTTGAAGATGATGAACTTTATAACTCCTGCTTACCTATATTAGAGGCAGAGGCTAAAAAGTGTAGAATGATAGTAACAGAAAGTGGAACCGATTAAAAAGGAAAATAAATGAGGGATTTTGAAATAATAAATAAAGCGAATCAGTTAGGATATGGAGAAGTTAAAACCATTGAAAAGGCATGTTGCATACTTGCCTACCCCATTTGTCGCAACAATTGCAAATTATGCTTAAAAGAAATAAAGGACAAATTATGTACGCAAAAATAAAACAGTCAATAATTAAAGACATAATAAAAAATGAACATCTATTTGAGTTGTCTAATAACAATGAGAATTTAGATTGTTTAAGAGAGATTGAAGCAGTCAAAAAGGATATAGAGGTATAACATGCAAAGGTATCACAAAGAAATTTACATTGAATCAGGACATAAGAAACTATTAAATGATTTTAATGATAGACTAAATGGGCTTGATTGGGATTATACTCAACACTGCTTAGAAAATTTAAAGCATAGAATAATTGATATTAAAAATTTGTTATTATTTATAAAAGATTTAGAATTGAGTTCGGCTGATATTTTTGAATACTATATAGAAGGTGAATATTTACGAAAGATATGTTACAGAATAAATTACAATTCTGTTTATGATATAATTTTAGTAATTGGAGATAACAAACAAATAATAACTATATATATAAATGGTGTAAATGATAATCATTTCACATTAAATAAAAATTTATATGTTAGTTGTTAAAAAGGAAGGTCAAAATGTTTATTGTAGAAAAGGGATTAGCTGGTAAGGTAGATAGAGAAGATACAGGATTGGAAAATTGGGTAACAGTGGCACAAGGTACAGGAAGTGCTAATGACAAGGCAGAATATACCCTATATGACTTTATAGAATTTCTGAATGATTGTGATGATGATATGTCATTGAATCTTGATGATTATTGGTTCAGAGTCCGAGAAGTTGAATCAGATTATTCAGACAACACTAAAATTAAAATGTCGAAAAGTGTGTTACATTACAAATGCCCCGAATGTGAAGATGAACAGGTATCAAATATAGAAGAAGAACATAGCTTTCCTTTTATATTGCCATGCACGAATTGTGGAATCAGAAATTGTGTTGAATCGGAAGATATATTTTTAACAGAAGAAATTTAAACAGAGGAATTTAAAAAATGAAAGTATCTTATCACACAAGAACAAACAGAGGCGGAACGGTATATAGACAAGCTATAAGCATGACGCTAGATGAAGAGCAAAAACTACAAGATTGTATATTATGTGAGCAAGCATTAAAGCACCCAAGGAAAAAAGAATATGTTTATACTTCAGGTGGAGAATCAAATTTAATGCCGTTATGGGGTTATGATGGACATAGAAAAATAATCTTTATGAATCACACAACAACAAGATTTATTAATTTATTTTGTAAGCTACCATTAAAAACAGACAGAAACACTTGCATATTAATAAGAGGATAGAAAAAATGTTACAAATAAAACAAGATGAAAACTATTTGCTTAGTCAAATAAAAGCAATAAAAACGCACGTTAAAATTACCTGCATAAGGAAAATTAAAACCTTTCCGAGAAGTTGGAATCAAGCAAAATATCAATATGTATGTTATGATGATTACAATAATATTATGATTGCAGTGATAACAAGCGAAATTTCAGATGAAAGGCTCAGAGTAATCAGACCAAAAAATATAGCATTTATTGTTGATAACAATTACATGAGTCTAAAAGATTTCAAATATTATGCTATATAAGGCTTGAACATTTACGAAGCTATTTTAAAAATTTGGGCTATAAATAGGCGAGGCAAAATGAAAATTAAAGAAAGAATAAAAGAATTTTTAAATTATCGTGGATATTATAAAATATCACAATTAAAAATAGGGGCAAATTGTGGGTGTTGTGGGGTATGGATAGGTGGTGTTATCGTTGAGAAAGATTTTCAGTGGGATATATGTAAACAATGCAAAGAAGAAAAATAAGGAGAATCAATTATGAGTATTAAACAATTTTATATAATGGATAATATAGGTAAATGTAAATATACAGTCAATACTCATAATGGAGTTGATAAGCATAAAGATGGCAGCGATTTTTTTGGTGTTAGAATCTTTAAAAATAAAAAGAAACGGAATTTGTATTTAAAAGAACTTAAAATAGAGGGCTACATAGAAAGATGTTAAATTTTGAGATTATAAACTAAAAAGTGAGGTAAATATGTTCTCCGCAACAATAGATGATATAATTATAAGAAATAAAAATTGCAATGCTAAGTGTTCATATTGTAATAAAGCCAATGTGTTTTATTCAATATTTAATGGAAGTTATGTATATTATTGTTTGAACTGTAAAAAGTGGGTAAAAAGGAACGAGGTATAACAGTGGAGATATCAAACCAAAAACAACTATATGATAAAATTAAAAAGTTTGCATGGTTGCAAAGAGGTCGCAAAGGTGAACTCTTTAAAATCATACCCGAAGCCAATGTAGATACCGCTAATCGCTTAACAGGGGTATCTAAAACTGAATTACGAAAATTTAAAATGAAAATTTAAAAAAGGAGAAAGCGAAGATGAAAAATATAATAACAACTATTAAAATAATTTATTTAAATCTGGAAAGTATACAACTTAAAGAAAATTTAGTTGGTTGCACTCTGTCTTCACTTACAGACCAAGAACGATATACTAGAGAAGTTAAAGAATGCAAGAAGGAAAACAAACAACTATATAAAAACGTTGTTCGACAACTAAAAAAAGATATAAAATGAATAATATAAATAAAATATTGAATCATAAAAGCATAGATAAGAAATTTTTGAAGTGGCTTGAATTAGAAGATGAAGATATTGATTGTGAATATCCTCTTGCGGTAACTTCTATGTGTGAATATGCTTGTTTATTTTTGGGAATGTTATTCTATAAGACAGATATAATAAATAATTTATATTTATATTATGGCAAAATGAATATAGACATAATTTCCGCAGAGCATTTTTGGATTAGTTATAAAGGTAAGGATGATGAAATTTTTATTGATTTAACAATTGCTCAATTTCATAAACAATTGCCTCATTTATTTCATGTCAGTAAAAATCAAGCGCATATATTGGGTTATTCGTGGGCAAGTGAAGGCACTAGCTTAAAAGACTATATAGACGAAGCAGAGGGCTTTAAATTCTATGTTAATCCAGTTAATTTTAAAGAGCCACCCATTAAAATCAATGATTACTTAAATACAGAAAATAAGGCAATAGAAGAGTTAAAAATAAATATGGGAAAAATCCATGAGGGGTTGACAGAACGAGTTTGATATGTTATACTTGTATAGGTTAAACGAGGAGAATTAAAATGTTTGTAAATGAATTAAGTATTAGAATAGGGGCAGATAGATTAAAAACAAGTGAATTAAAGAATATTTGGGATGATTTGAATAACATCAAATATATAAATGAAGTAGAAGAAGCATATGAAGTAAATGAAGAAGATGACGAATGTGCAGGTTTCAGATTATACATTGACGAAGAAAATATAAATTACCTTAATGAAATTAAACAGAATGTACAAAAAGTTCTTGATGATTATGTGCAAGCAAGAGATGAAAAATTAAAAGAAACTGACCCAGACTTATTAAGTGAAAAAGATGCGAATAATGAAGAAGACCCCGAAGTTAATTACTGCCATGAATGTAAGAAAGTAATTTGGAATTTAAAGAAATGCCCTGCTTGTAGAAGCAATGAGCATGTAAGAAAAGTACATTTGGATGCAAATGGTTGTATTTGGAATAAATTAATATAAATAAAGAGGCGGGTGAATGATGTCAGCTATTAAGCTAGTAGAATTTGATGGGCTCAGGAAAAAATTAAGTGCAACAATAACTATATATCCTAATAAGGTTAGTATTGAGGGATATTCAGATGATAGAGGTTCATTCATACACGATGTTGATAATATAGTTAAAGCGTATGACTGGATGAAAAACGAGGCAGAAGGGAAATAAAATCAACAAATTAATGTCTATTAAATAGGAGTATCAGGAATGGAAAAATCTCAAATAATAACTATGAACAATTTAAATTTTAAGATTGACGATAGAGCCTATATGGCGATTAAAAATTCCTACAACTTAGATACAGCATTAGAAAATAACTCGCCAGTTTTGCTTGATATTATTCAGATATTAAAATCAAAAACTTATCAAGATTATGAGGATAAATGTATAGATACAGTTAAAGTGCAAGAAAATAATTACAGTAATCTTAAAATAGAATTAATAAATGTGAGAATATTAAAGATAGGATAAAAAGGAGATTATTATGCAAGCAAAACAACAAGCAGAATTAATTGAATTAATACGAAAAGTTGCACAGACATCATTTGAGCAAGGAGAATCACACGTTGATTTGATATATGATTTTTCAGATACTAAGGATGAAGAACGAGAAGCGCAATACGATAAGGCAAAAACCTTTTACAATGAGAAATTTGATGAAGTCGAAGCATTTTTAAAAAATTCAGATTAATCAATAAAATTAAAGACAGGATAAAATAAGGAAGTGAATAATGTGTAAATTTTTTAGTGTAGTATCTAACGGACAAGGAACAGTGGCATATTTTAACAGGGAACAGCGAGAAGAAATAAAAACAGATAAGAGACAACTCAATCCCGATTCACATAGCAGTATATGTGAATATTATGACAAGCATGATGATAAAG